TGCCGCCAATTCTTGACCACCAACCAAGCGCCTACAGCCAAGCCGACGATTGCAGATATAGGCAGCGTAGCACCCGCTACAGCAGCCAGGGCGGTAGTAATCAACCCTATGGAAACAAACGCCTCAGCGCCCTGGTAGGCGAACTTAGCAGCCGACACAGCGCCCTTTGATGCTGAGGCTGTTGCTTTGTCAATTGCTGCCTTAGCGGGTTCAATGGGCGCAAACATTCCCGCAACGCGAGAAGCAACTTTATCAGCAATAACAAACAAGCTACCAAAAGCGCCGACAGCAGCTAAAGCGCCTATAGCTAGTTTTGTTACCTCTGGGTTAGCTTCGGCAAATGCTGACAACTTAGCAGCAGCCGGATCAATCATTGCTACCAGTTGATTGAGTGCAGGAATTATACCTTTTGACAGAATAAGAGAGATTGACGCGAGATTGCTCTCTAGTCTTGCGGTTGCGATCGCTGTTGTTGATGCACTGATAGCAAATTTTTGTTGCACTGATCCGGCAACTTTTCCTTGATCGCCAACTGATTTAAACGCTGTAGAAAGATGAGCCGCGCTACTTCCTAGCGATGAGACGGCTTGAGTATCATTGCCAGAAAAAAAGATCTTTTTTATTGCTACTCTGCGAGACGCTTGATCCAAGTCATCAAGAGAATCAATCAAGCGATCAATCGCGCCTACGCCGTCCTTTTGAACCATTGAGGACATTTGATCGGCGCTGATACCTGCCATTGCCAGACCTTGCCTAAATTGCTTGGTTTGTCCTGTTGCTGTTTCAGTATCAAAAACAACAACATTTCTTGATCTGGCAATCTCGCTTGTAACAGTTCGCCATCCTAAAATTAAGCCAGCCCACAGCGCCTTACTACTATTTGCGATCGCAGACCATAGCCCAGAGAAAAAGGCGGGAATTTTGCGCCAATTCCTGATTAACAAGAAAGCGCCCAACGCCAACACGCCAAGAGGGAGAGCAACCGCTGCCAGAGCGGAAAAAGCAACACCAGCGCCGCCAGCAACCGCCGCCGCTCCTACCCCTGTTGAGGCAACCAAACCGCCAACCGCAACCGTTCCACCTGTCGCGGCTGTAGCAACAAAACCAATTGCGCCCGCGATACCTGCGATTGCTCCAATGGCTTGCCCTGCAAAAAACACCAAACTGCCAGCAATCACGAGCAACCCACCAAAAGCGGCTGTTACAGCTAGCCCAGTGACAATCAAGCGTGTTAAGCCTGGGTTAGCTTCAGCAAATGCCGCTATTCCTGAAAGGATAGGATTGATAATTCTTACTAGCTGATTAATCGTCGGTAGAAGTATCTTGCCTAACGTGATCGCCATTGCCGTTAGGTTGTTTTTCATGATGATCAGGCTGTTGCCAGTTGTCGCTGCCCGGATCTCGAATTCTCGCTGCATTGACCCTGCCATCTTGCCACGATCGCTAACAAGTCCTAGCGCTCTGGCAAACTGTCCAGCGTCGTTGCTTAGCGTTGCCAGTACACGAGCATCAATACCCGCGCCGAACATTTTTTGTATGGCTAGCGTCCTTGACTGTGGCTCTAGCTTGTTAAGGGAAATGAGTAGAGTATTAATTGCAGCTACGCCGTCTTTCCGAACCATTGAGGACATACCCTCGGCGCTAATACCTGCCATTGCCAAACCCTCTTTAAAGCGCTTGGTTTGACCTGTAGCGCCTTGAAGCGCTGGCAAAATATTGTTAATGGCTGTTGCCGCCAATTCAGGCGCGTTACCCAGCGCAATCATTGAAGCAGCAAGCGCGGCTGATTGTTCCTTGGCTAATCCAAAGTTGCGAGTAGTACCGCCGATCCTGGTCATCGCCTCAACGATGTCACCCGCTCGCGCCGCCATGTTGTTGCTAAGCGTGTTGACCGTATCCCCTAATTGAGTGACCTCAGTTACACCGCCTTTAGAATCAAGGCTGTAGACGTTCCGCATATTTGCGATCGCGCTTCCTGCTTGCTCAGCAGTCATGTCAAAAGCGGTCGCCATTTTTGCCGTAACTTCTGTAAACCCTAAAATCTCCTTGGCGGAAATCCCAAGCGATCCACCTGCCGCCGCAATATCAGCCAAGCCGACAACAGGCAGGGGCAGAGCATCCTTGGCACGGGTTGATAGGTTTATAATCCCTTGCTCTACTCCTGCCATTTGCGACTCAGATCGCCCCAAAACCTTGTTAACATCTGCCATAGCTGACTCAACGGCGATCGCCTCCCGCGCCGCTGCAACACCAACGCCAACAATAGGCGCGGCAATCATCAACCCTGTTTGGGCAAGATCCTGTCCTGTTGCGGTTATTCTCCCTGATGCCCCTTGCATCCTTGCAATACCGCCTTGCATTGAGTTAAAAGCGGCGCGGGAGTTTGCCGCCATTGCCTGAAATCCGGCGGCGGTCAAATCCTGTAACTGTACCTGAATTCTTACATCAACAGCCATAGATTAAGATAGCTCAAATTTGGGACATCACTTTTACTTGCCCTTGCTTGCTTCTTTTGTTGCTTTTACCTCCAAGCGTTGATACTCAATTGCTTGTTTCAACCAAAAACGGATTGAAGAAAAGCTTTTTTTTTCAAAATCGCTTAAACTCCAACCCGTTACTTTACAAAGGGCGATCAGGTCTAGGGGGCTTGGGAGGGTTGAAAAAAACTCACTAAGTAGGGGAGTAAAAGCGCCGCCGCCTCAAAGCCTAGTCCCTCAGGGTAAAGAGTGTCTAGCGCTTGATCGTCCAACGGCTTACCGTCAATCGTAAACAACCCTTTAAATGCAAGGGCGAGCGCTTTGCTGTAACTCTTGCCTTGAGTTGCAACATAAGAATCATACAGTGACCCATCAGGATCAAGCACCTCGATCCGTCTGCCGTCTGGCAGGGTGAAATCTTCCGAGTCAAAAAACTGATCCGCGCCGTCGTTGATCTTCGGTTCACCGTCCACCTTAAAAACAAAAGCATCAACCTTAAGGCGATCGCGAAACCTTAGAAGCTGATTAATATTTTCGGGTGTGACGGGTTCACCGTTTACTGTGACCGCCTTCAAAAACAGACCTAAGCTAGCCGCCGATGCCCCTAATTTTTGCGCTTGTTCGTTGAATTCAAAAAAATCTCTCGCTGTCAATGGTTTGACTTCTGCGATCCTGTCTCCTTTCAGTTTTACGGTCTTAGTCATACTAAACAAGTCCTAGCGCTTGGCGTGTACTCTTCAGGATATCTTTTCCAAGTACACTATATTCGTTGGTTTCAGCGTTGTAATTAAGTATTTCCGTACCATCAACTGTTTGCCGGATGGCAGTTACGTGCAAACCACACTCCCATTCTGTATTTTCTTGAGGAGACGCGCCGCCCATAGGCGCTTTCATGCTCAATCCTGCCACTGTCACAACATAGGGTTGTACATTTGTAGCATCGCGGGAATCAGCTAGAGCGCCCCGAAATGTTACATAGATTAATTTGGTTAGGTCTGTGAATTCATGCGCCCAACGGATTGACCAAGACGCAAAGGTAAATGTTGCCTCAGGCTTTTGTATCCCTACAAAGCTTGGGCTAATACCTACTAAGCCTGATCTCCCATCGTCGTCTATTTCGCTTTCTAGCTCTGGAAGCTCGACATCCTTAACGAGTCCTTGAAAGTCCGTCCCAGCGATCCAAATTACGCTAGTATTCAGATTTCTGATTATCTGAGTCATTTTTTTGTTCCTATGCTCTTATTAGGCTTGCTGCAAGGCTGATATCTAAAACCTGCTTATCAACGATTTTCTCTAAGGGAGGAGGAGGGAAAACGACCGTGGTAAATATGAGTTGCCCTTTAGCGATCGCTGAAGCAGGGTTATCCCCTGGAAGGAACAAGCATTGTGAACCTGGCAGTAATGCTCCTTGTACGGTTTTCTCTTGGAAGTAGGCAAGAATGGAAACCCGGATCGCATCAATCAAGCCACCGTTTATAGGTAGATCGATAAACTGCAAACTAGCGCGGCGAATACCCTTGGCAATAATGTCTCTTACCCGTTGAATAACTAGAAAGTTATCAGGAGTTGTGATACTGGGAAAAGCGGCGGATCTGTTGCCCCAACTACGCAAGCCGCCGCCCTCTACTTGCAGGTATGTAAAGATCCCTCTAGAGTTCAAAATTTGATTCTGAGAAAGAGGATCATCAAAAGAGGTTGTAAGCTCTCTCTCTACCCCGACAACCCCTTGGATCTCTTTATTAGAGAGAGAATACCAGAAACCAAACCTTCTATCGGTTTGGGCGCGTAAACCTGCCGCTCTCTGGCTATAAGGTTCTAAGGCTTCCGCGCCTGTATCCACATCAAAGCGCTTTAAATGTGGGTAACACAGCAACGCCCTTAAATTAGCCGTATTGAAATTGCTAACAGGTGCCGCGCCGCTTGCGCGCCCTGCCAGTACTTGATCAAATGTTGCGCCAATAGAAGCATCTATGTAGCGCTCAGCCTGAAGACGATCCGCGATCGCGTTCATTTCAGAACTAACTGAACTTAGAGGGCTAAACCCAGGCGCTATTACTAACGTTGGAGATAGACCATATTTAGCTGAGGCATTGAGTAGGGCGTGTAAGCCTGTCCTCTTCCCTGTTACCGATACGCCGCCCACAATGTCAGCAGGAACAACTAAGGAAGGATCTATAAAACTGTAACCAACTCTTACAGTTCCGCCCTTGGGAATCGTGCCAGTTGAGAGGCGCGTGATAATTCCCTGATCGCTGTCTAGCGTGTAATCAGTAACAGGGCTATAGGTTGTTGTAGCCGCCGCGTTCGTAACAGTGACAGCGCTTACATATTGCCTCCCGATCATTGCGCGTTCAGTCTCATTGTTAAACGTGCGATCGGCGGGAGCAACAACGGCGACTTTATCAGCGACATTGACAACAAGCATCAACGCGCCGCCGTGATCATAAATGGCATCAAACGCATAAGCTAGCGTATAGCCAGATTTTCTTATACCAAACACCTCAGCGGCTTGAGTGTCTGAAGTGATCAAAGTCACCTCATTAACCGCTCCTTTTGGTGCCGTCCCTACAATCCCTATGATTGTTGTTGGCGTGTCAAAAATTGGGACACCGCCAGCGTTGAGGTATTGTGTCTCAATACCATGCAAAAAGGCTGTCATTATTTACCCTCTGGTGTTGTATTTTTAGCGCGGCTTGTTGTTGCAGGAGGTTGCTCTAACTCCTGTTCTTTAGTCGGTTCCTCCTCTACTGGTGTTAAATGTCCATTCTCAATCAAGCTTTGAACATTGGGAGAAGCAACAAATCCTGAGGGGATTTCAACCTCTTTACCTGGATTCAGGATCACTTCTACTTCAGTTGAGCCACTTTCAGCAGTAGCAGGAAAAGTTAAGCCGCTAACGGGTAAATGACCCCCGTAGATGAACCTTGAGAATTTAGTCATTCTGTTTTTTGTTTGGATTGCTTTGATTATATGTCAAGCACTCAATAACCGTAGAACTCAATATCAGGGTTCTGGTATTGGCGGCAAGTCTCCCGCTTCCACTCTTACAAATTCCTGATCGTCCTGTGTGTAAATAATTGTTTTTAACAACGGCTCATATTGTTCCTCTAATGCCTCCTGTAAAACTACCTCAAGCGCAAAGTCTAACTCTATTATCCAGGTAGCGCGATCGCGAAAAGTCTTCATCTCTAGGAAGTACAAGCCGCGCTTACCCTGTGGGACTTTAAAACCCACTAGCAACTCAAGGCAACGCTGGGTTAAATAAAGGCTTCCTTGCTCCCCATAATGACTAGGGGTTTCAACGACAACCTTAAGAACAAAAACCGCCGTTTGAATGACAACGCCAATAACCTCGGATTGTTGCGATCGCCCAGTTGCTACAAAAAAATAGACGCTCCCTTTATTGTCGCCGCCCTCCCTACCTATGCTCTCATCCCCGGCGATCGCTCTGACTAATAGCCCTGCTGCCTCTACCTCCTCTCTCAAGGGTTGCAATCTTGCCGCAACCGCCTCATAAACCTTCAGGAAGTCAACCACGCTCTAAACGCCTCCCAAGTACTTCTGGTAATGCTCCTCAAAGATCCTTTGACCCTCTCTTTCCCGCTCTGGTGTTGTCCCTAGCAATCTCCTCTCTTTATCAAAAAACGGCGCGTAAGGCACTTTAAAGGCTATTTCTCCTCTCCCTGCTTTAGTAAGCCGCCCATAGACTGATCGCCTCATTGCCCTGGTTTCAGTTCCGATCTTGTCGGTTCGCTTGTTTGCTAGGGTTGAGGGTTTCAACTTTTTCCAGGGTTTACCCGTTGGATCAACCTCATCTTCAAATTGTTGTTGAGTTTGCTCTAGTAAGTAGGCAATGTATTTTTTTGCAGGGCGATCTTGATATTTAAGCTTTTCAGAGCGCCTAAAAAATACCTCTAATTCAGCCTTATCAACGGTTGTTGAGAATTTGATTACCCTTGCTGGCATCGGCTAGATCCTTCCGTACTCAGTGACCGTGGTAAATTTCACCTTGATCCGCTTTCCAAAAAGATCATTAGTGAATCCTATTGAGCTTTGCCCAATAGGTAATAGCTCAACCGCTCCATCCTGTCCGTTAATCGTTCCCGCGCCAGATGTACCGATCGCGGGCAAGCTACCGTTGCCGCCCTCGATTGAGATTATATGACCCGTGTAAATAACGCTTTTATCTTCCGTTGGATCGATGTCTTGCCTTCTCTCGTTTTGCGCTCCTATGTCAAGATCCAACTGAGCAACCACGGTGATCCTGCGATCGCGTAAAACAATCGGGTTGCCTAGCTTGTCATACCCTGCCTGTTGAGTTGCCCCGTCAAAGTGCAATGTACTTTTTTGGAAGAGTTGCAAGTTGTAAACATTAACCATGAGAAGATAGACCAAATTTGAGCGATCTTAAAATTCGGTTGTTGTCCTGATTGAGACAGTGTAGTGATCTACTGGTGCAAGCGTTGATTGACCTACGGGGATGAGCAACCCTAGCCGCCTATCCTCTGCCGCCTGTTGCTCCAAAAGCATCGTGAGAGGAGATTCATAACTACCTAATTCCGTCCGATCATGCTTTTTGACTCGGAAGAGTTCAGGAGATTGTTGTAAATACCTGTAAGCGGCGAACCACACACGGTAATAATATTGATGTGGCTTGCCCTCCTCAACGGGCAATTGTCCCTTGGTTGCCTCTAGTAGACTATGAATAAACGGATCATGGTTACTGTTGTAAACAACGGCAACGGCAGGAATTGCGCGGATAAAAGCGATCGCCTGTTCAGAGTTAATCATTGTCAAGAGTTGGTAGATCTTCTACTCTTTTTAACTTCAGTCTCAGGAGGCGGCGGCGGTTGTTCCCCTTGCTCATCAATTGCCTGTTTCCCTTCTTGCGGCGGTTGCTCCTCCAGTCCTTCTAAGTTCTCAGGCAATTCTTGATCCTCAAGATCAATAACATTGCTTGAAGGCGTTAACGGCTCATTTTGCAATGTTGCCGGGATCTCCCTGCTAGCAGGAGCGGGAGGAGGGGCAATGAATTGAGCGGCGGCGATCGCAAAAGGATCGCGCTCATTGATTGTTATTGGCAGTTGTTGCTGTTGTGATTGTTGCCCTGCAATTTGAGCGGGTAACGACTCTAAACCCATCTCAGCCGCAAGATCGCCTGGAATTTCCGCGCCTATCGGGTAAGTTTTCCCTCTGTAGCTTATTGCGCTACCTGTCAGGTTTTTAACTGGTTTTTTGGTTGCCATCTTTTAACCTCTTTTATGCTGTGGGCGCTGGAATCGTGATCACCCCGATCGCTTCGGGGTGTTGGATTACTGGGAAGCCCTCGCGGTATCCTTCGCAGTAAATACCAACTGGCTTAACGTCACTTGTCTTGAGGGTGATCACCGTCCCTGAGGTGATCTGCCCTGCTGAGATACCCTCTCCGTAGTAGCCTAAGACATCGCCCAGTAATTCCCGTTTTAAGCCTTGCTCGGTCAAAAATTCTATTTCTCTATCCTGTCCAGTTGAACAGATAAAGATCATCTTGTCATCACTGATGTAGCGATAGCTTCCTACCTGCGTGTTGTAGAAGCGATCATAAATCGTAGGGATAGGCAAGCCATTGGCGGCAAACAAAGCGCCTAGCGCCGCGTCGTTGGTCGATCCAAGGATCGGTTGAAGTTGCCCCGTTGAGGTGACAACGATGCCGCCGCCGCCTGATCTACGGATGATCGTGTCATTCGAGAGCAACACGCCCTGAATCCGAGTTGAATAGATAATCGCTCGGATGACATAGCCTTTAGAAGCTAATAGCTGCTTCATAGGCAAAATATCGTTAATCAGCGGATCGTACCCATCGGCATACCAGCCAGCAGGAGCGGCAAGAGTTCCAGAGGGAACAAGTACCCTATGTCCTGCTGGGTTTGGGATATTGACTTGGAGGGTGTCACCGTCTTTATTCACAATTGAAACCCTGGCATCTGCGATCGCTTGGGCGCGTTGCAATTCTGCCTTGGATTCAAGCGCGAGTCTTACGTTAGTTGTGAGCCATCTTGCAACAAAACCTTGGGCGGCGCTTCGATCCGTTCCAGTAAGCAGATTACCAAGGCGTTGCATATCTTCTCCCGACATCTGAACCGCTATGTCTAAATGTCCTAACCTTGTGGTCATTGGCAAGGCAGCAGCAGGAGGGCGCTTAATTTGCGGCGGTGCCATAGGCGATCCGTCATCTGCGATCAGTTCTCCAAACCGGAGGATCTGATCGACTAGTACGTTTGTATCAGTCCTGACGACAGGGAGATATTGAGCCAAAAGCAAAGGGCGGCGCTCCGTCCCAAACTGGATGCGCGGATCTTGGGCGATCGTCCTGATAAAACCGCCTTTAATAAACGCGGCGATAAATTCAAAGATACTTGTTAGATCCATGTTTGCTTATTCGCGCCCCAAAATTAGTTGATAGTTGCTTCTCAGCACTTTTAGCTGATTTGCGGTAAGTGTTGGGTAGTTGGGCAAGAAGTTCTCAAGAATGAGATTTCCTGCCCTCGGTTGTACCCCATCAGCGTGGTTTTCGTCCTTAATGTCCCAACGATCATGTAGGGTTACAGCAACTTCATAGGCTGTAGGGTCTGCAAGGACAGCAACAGCCAAGGCATCAGTTAAAAGCTGATAGCCTGTGTTATTTGCTCGATCCACGTAAGACCTAGCGATCGCCGTACCGCCTGGAACAAACACGCGCCCGTCCTCCTGCAAATAGGGAGCGACGTTAAAAGAGGCGATCGCAAGTCTAACGCCGCCTGGGATAGTGATCTTAGGATCTGTGATTTTACTTTGTAGCCAGTTCGGATCGGTCTTGTCGAACTCGCCAAAAATCACTTGCTTAGGTGTCGGCATAAGGTTTTAAAACCCTAGAGAGTCTTAGTCTCTTATATCACAAGATCACCCTGCTTCAGCTAATCTTAATTGACTCTCAACCTAATAAGTGTTATACTATTTAATTTTTCACGGTGGGTTAAGATGAAGACACCATGAGAAAAGCTCCTTTCTTAGGATAAAAAAAGGGATCAACAGGCAGCGTTGATCCCTTTTTACTTTTACCGTTCGCTTGTATCGCGCAATTACCCAAAGTGTTTAGACTTGTGAGGTTAGCTTTTTACAGTCTACTTCACCCCTGGAACTTTGAACCCTAGTTCAGCGATCGCCCCTAGAATTGGATTTTTGCCAGCATTGCCGCCGCTTGTTCCTGCTGTGGGTGTTTGTTGCTGTTGCCCTCCCGTAGGCGTTTGCTGTTGATTTTGAGGCTGTAGTTGTCCATTGTTGGTGTTAGCGTCTGGGTTGCCTTGATCACTACCATTGGCAGGAGGGACGATCAGCGCCCTCTCAAGAAACGGCTGAGTTTTCAAAAATTCCTTAATATCTTTGCCGTCTACCTGAATTTTTGCCGCGTCGCCCTCTCCCACAACAACCGTTTTATCCTCTGGGAGCAACCCTGCCTTGATCGCTGTTGCTAATCCCTCTCGATCAATTCCTGCCTTGGCAGCGATCGCACCCAGTTGATCAAGCTTTTGGGCGCGTTTGATATCCGCTTCCAAAGACTCGCTCTTAGTTTTGAACTGATCGCGCTCAGCCGTCAAGTCTGTAATTTTCTTTTGCAGATCTTCTAATGCTGTCTTAGCATCTTTATCAGAACCGCCGATCAACTCATTAAGTCGGGTAACTGAGGCTTCTGCCTTATCTGCCCTCTTTTTCCACGTCTCACTTTCCCGTGTTGCTGCTTCATAAGCGGAACGGATACCCGCGATTGTGTCTTTACTTACTGCCTCAATCGTCCCAAGCAATGCTAGTAACTGCTCTATGTTCATAATTTTGATGTCTCAAATTTGGGCTATCTTGTCAACTTATTTCTAGAACTTCCATTATCACATTCCAAGCATACCAGTCAAAAAACGATTGATTGCTATACCAGTCCCAAGCCTCCCTATCGTTCTTTGAGCAATTGCAGCGCCTACAAGCGGGAACAATGTTAAAGATTTCATCTTTGCCGCCGCGTGAAAGTGCAACAAAGTGATCTACGGTAAGTACATCAAGAGTGCCACAGTAGGCACAAATATTGTTAAACATAGCAAAGCGATCGCTAAGTTCTTGAGCATTGTAAGCCGTAGACTCTAATGCTCGACGTTTGTATTTATACCGCTTGTCTGAAAGTTTCCCTTTAACTGTTTTCTTGTAAGCGTTTTTTTGTTGGAGATCTTTAGCCGCCTTGACAGGATCTAAAAGCCTTTCTCGCTGTTGCCGCCTTATTGTTGCTCTGTTCACTGCTTTGTAATTTCTGAAATATTCAATACCAGCACTAGGTGCAATTGAAGCTTGCCGCCAATTACTTTTACATTCTTTACACTGCCTAGTGCTGGAATATCTAAGGGATTGTGGCAGTCCTTGCCATCTATGCTCTAACTTACAAAGTTTTCCCAAGTAGAAACCACAGGGAACTTCAGGATTAAGAATTACGTCCATTGATCTAACGTTAAGACTACACCCGCCCAAATAGACCGAGGCGGGTGCTTTCTTAGACGCTACCAACGCGCTGAATGTTCCCAATGTCAACCGTTGTAAGTGTCTTCTCTTAGTTCCTTTTTTGCATGGTCATAACCTGCCATGATTGCATTGCTAAACCATACCGTAAGTAGATCCCTATCTAACTTGAAGTGAGGATTGTCTTTATTGCGCTCTATTAGCTCTGTGAGGGCGATCGCCCATAATTGACCGTCAAAGACGTTAGGGTTAGCCGTGATACTGTCTAGGGCGCTCTTACTGGCTTCCTGCGTTGTTTCCTCCATTGTTTCCATTCCCTGTAATGATTAAAGGCGGCGTTGTTGGAGCGGGAGGCGGCGGCGCTTCCGCTGCTTTTTCCTTTTCAATCTTATCTATTTCAGCTAAAGGATCATCTACCATCCCTAATTGTGCGATCGCTGATTCCCTAGAGATCAATCCTTCCTTGTAAGCTTCAATGATCCCTTTCCTCTCTTCCGGTGAAGGCTTGCCCAAGCTTAGGCGTAATTGCACTGTTGTTGTGAACGCGCCGCCGTTGGGCAGAATCATCATGATCGCGGCTGTTAGCAACTCAGAAAAAATCGCCTCAATTGGGGATTGATCTTTGGTCAACCCTGTAATAAATTCAGCTTTTAATTCCTCTCTTGATCGCCCTGAAAGAGTAAGTGAATAGCTGAGTAAATGCCCTTGATTGCATTGAAGATGAATCACGGCGTTAAATAGCTCAAACGATTCACGAAAGCTTGTAATAGGCAGCGGCGGATCGGAGTGAACACCTACATCTGTATAATCCGTAATCTCTCCCGCCTGGTCACGTATTGGCAACCCTGAGACAAAGTTAACGATACCCGCGCCAATTACCAAACCGTTTTCATCGGCTTGGAATTCGGATGTTCCATCATCTTTCAAAACCCAATTACCGGGCGGTCTGGCATTTGTAAAAAATCGAGCAAGGAAGCCTGAAAGCTCATTCCCGCGAGGAATCATAGTCAAGGCATGATTGATCGCGTTCTGATTGCGCTTGGTTGATTCATTGATAAGCGACTCAAGCCGCAACTCATAGATCGTATAGTTGCCGCCTAAATTAATCGTAAATGTTCGGTATTGAGGATCACCAGTTTCACTCAGGATAGGCGAACCATCCTCAAACAAAAGCGGCTCAAGGTTTCCCGCTGAGTCTAGATACTCAAACACGGTTAAACCTTGGGCGTTGATATATTGTCTTTCAGTCTTGCGGCTATCTTGATCGTAGAAATGATACCGGATATCTTTTATGAACCCGTCATTATCCTTGATCACTTCTACATTTTCAGGATCGGGAGAGTGGAGAGCAACGCGCCGCGACAAGATAGGGCTGCTTAAAAATTGCGGCGGTGTCCATATTCTTAAGTAACCATAACCCGTTGCCTTGGCACTGGTAACAGCTTTGCTGATTGGGTGTATAAAGTCATCTCCGATCCGGCTAGATGTCCATTGCTTCCAAAGTTGCCGCCCAAGATCGTCTAAGATTGCCTTATTCGCTCCCTCAAAGGTAAGCGCCGGATCGTTTCCGATCAGTGCATCAACATGAAAATCGGTTACTTTTTGAAGTATATTAACCGATTGAAATAGTCGGGTAATTGCATCGGCGTTTTTCTTCCCTATTTCGGTTGAGATGTCAGGCTTGATGCCGATCCAATGATCGACATGATCACCTCGGTAGTAGCTCCACTTTTCTTCAATCCCCAAAAGATCGCGCTTTTGCTGCGATCGCGTTGTCGGTTCTTTACCATAGACCATAATTAAGTTAGCTCAAATTTGAGACATCTAAATGATTGTTATCTGCTGTTGTGGTTTCTTCTGCCCAGTCAATACAAAAGCCTTCATCATGTTCCCCGAAAATTTCGACAGATGATCCGTCATTAAACTCAATTTTTACAGCAGGGACAAAATTAGGGAGAGTGTAAGCTTTTTGAATGACTTTGCCAATACATTCCCGATTCACAAAATCAACAAAATCTTGAATCGTTTTATCTGTCATTTTACTAATCAGAAGTACATCACTCCAAGTATATATCAGCCGTTCATTGTTGCCGTGGTTCCTTCTTGCTCCTGCTGCTGTCTCCTCCACTTGTGGATAAAATAGGCAATGATCTGAGCCGACATATCAACTTGATCATCGTCCTCCCCATTAGGGAAACCCTCTAACTCTAATTGGTAATCAACAAACCAAGGCGCGTCCGGGTCATCCAATACAAGAACGTTGCCAGATTCATAAAACGGCGCGGCAAAATTTGCCCTAGCTTGCTTTGAGTCTTGCTTAGGGTCATAGGGAATCAAACCAGGGAATTCTAGCTGTAGATCTTCTAAGACGCTCGCGCCGTTTGCTTTTTTCTCAATCAGCGTTGTCAAGATTGCGCCGTAGGGTTGCCATTTTGAGCGCATATCGCGGATCGCTTTTTTAGTCTCAGAAAAGCCGCAACGCTTGCGCCAAACATCCAAAAGAATAAAGTTAGGGTAGGCGATCGCCCACATACCCACAACAACAAAGCTTGCTGTTGCCGATGTCGATCCAAAGCTTGCATCAACTGACATTGCAAGGGCGCGGCGCGGCGGCAACTTAGCCAGAGGTATTCTGTACCATTTACGCGGGAATATGCCGCCCTCCTCATCAATTGGCGACTGATCGTGTCTGCCTGAGTACATCAAGCTACCCAGGATCTTTTTAGCTTCCTTGTCTTCTTTTTCCCCATGCCTAGAAGCCTGTAGAAAGCTACCAGGCTCTCTAATGATGGTTTTCCCACTTCTAGGAAACTTTACCTCTGTATAGCTTCTACAGTGGGTAGGTAGCTTGATGATCTCCCAGTCACCCTCATTGAGATCATCAATTACAACGCCGCTAACATCTTTCTTGTGGGTGCGTTGCTGAATAACCAAGATCGCCGCCGTTTTAGCATTGTTACGCCGCCCAAAAGCGTAATCTCTAAACTTTTTCTCTGTGCCTTGGCGATCGCTTTTACTTTCCGACTTCTCAGGGTTGTTAGGGTCATCAAAAAGTAAAATGTCGCCGCCTACGCCTGTGACCGATCCTTCTAAACCACGGCTGACCATTTGCCCTCGGTAGTTGTTGGCAAATTCAGAGATCCGGTTTTTAACCTGCTGCGATGTTCCGCGTGTTGCTCCTGATGACAATACAATTTTTCCCTGGCATAGGGTCTGATACCAACTAGACTTGATGAGCGATCGCCTCAGGTCGTTGTGATCATTCGCTAGCAAGCCGCTGTAGGACATACACAAGAACCGCCGCCAAGGGTTATGCAACCAATCCCAGCAGGGAAAGCAAACGGAACATTCAACCGATTTAAGAGAGCGCGGCGCAATGTTGATCAGTACTTTTTGCAACTCTCCCGCGCTGATTGCTTCCAGGTACTCTGCAATCAATTCCAGGTGCCAGTTGTCCTCCAAAGTTCGCCTAGGCTCTAAAACGTCCCAAGCGCCCTTAAGGAACAAATGAAGGCAGCGACGTTGCGATCGCTGCCTTTTGGTTAATGGTTTGATTTCTACAAGCGCTGATTGCTTCTCAATTGCAGTTAGGCGGCGTTGCAATTGGCGCTTGGTTGCCGTCACTCCTCCTCCTCAGTTAGCTTTGCCTCATTCTCTAGCCGCGCCTTTAGCTGCTTCTCTAGTTCGGCTAGTTTCACCTCTAAGCGCTGATTTTGCCAGCGATCGCCCTGGTCAATAATTATCTGAGCCGCCTTAAGTCTATCGGCTGTTTTTGCGTCCTCATCTCTTAAGGTTTTCCGCAAGAAGTCTGTCGCCTCAACGGTTGCGATCGCGCAATTTCTTAAACCGTAAGTGTACAGATAAGAGGTTGTAGCCTCCAAAGCTTTCCGATAATCCGGATCGTCCATGATCCGGTATAAGGTTTTAACATCTTTCCCTATCTTTGCGGCAACCTTAGGCGCGTTGTCTCCTCTAGCAAGAGGGATAAGCGCTTGGATTTGCCAGGGTGAGAAATCACCAATAAAATCGAGATCCGGCGCGATCAAATGCTGCTTTGTCTCTAGAATCTCTATCTCTGGCTTGCCCTCTGCTGCCTCCTCTAGCTGCTGCCTCGCTTGTTCTGGTGTCTCTTCCTGCTGCTGAATTTTCCTCTGTTTCCTAACCAACCTTGCAACCTCACAAAGCAATATCCTTTTACATACTACCGCCTTAATGATCGCTCAAACTTGAGACATCATCAAGGCGGATAAGGAGGATAATGAGATCCGAAGACAAACCAGGGCAAGGGCGGCAACCTCTTTTAAATACCTTGCCCTGTTTCTTATATTGCTTGCCGCTGACTCAGGTTAATCCAAGAAGCGATCGCCTCAGCGTAGGGGGGATCAACAGCAACGCAATGATCAGCCGCCCAGTATTTATGCCCACAATACGAGATCTTGTATTCTCCGTTTCTCCAAGCAAGAACACTCACCTCTACTTGCCGCCCTTCCATAACCCTGACAGAGTAGAACATATCAGGCAGGTTAATCAGGGAGCAACCAAACAATTTAGCGGGTATGTGAGCCGCGCCTCTCTCTCCGTTGTACTGACTGCCTTTTTTTGTAAACAACCTAAAAGAGATTAAATTGCCGCTTTTGACTGGCTTAACTTCCGATCCTAACCAAGTAACTTTTTGATCTAACATTGCGCTTACCTGTTGTTGTTCCTTGAGTGTAATACTTTTGCCCTGGAAGATGCAACAAACTTGAGACATCTTTTTTATTTAATTTTGGGAGCAAGGCTGCGATCGCCTCAAGCCAATTCAACAAAGGATACAACCCGATTAGAGCGCCTCGCTAACTCCAAAACTTCTGCGAAATCTTCGTCTCTAACAACAAGAACATCTAAGGCGGATAGATTAGGTGTCTGATTCAAATAAGATTCAGCCAAGGAAAGAGGACAAACAACAAAAGGGCGAGAGATAAAACCTCTGGCGTTAAATACATCAACAATTTGCCGTTCCAGGCTTGTAGATTCATCCATAGCTTTACTCGCAGAAAAAAGTAGAATACCATTTTTGATCACTGTCCTGAACTTGCCATCTACCATTTTCACAGCGTAGATCAATAGCTTGGAAGCGTCTTTCTTTACCGAAAGAAACAAGCCTCACTTGATCGGTAGCACAAATTATATTAAGAACACTTTGACGGCAATTGATTTCATTTAAGTCTTTATGGGAATAGAAAACGCTCATTAATTTACTTTTGCTTGGTTTTACTGTTTGGTTTTGGGGCAAGGTTGCGATCGCCTCACTCACTCAACTCTGCTTTGTTCTGATCATTGGCTTGATCTGTCCATCAGAGATCCTTGTCTGCCGCCTAGAGTCTCCCTCTTGCCTTGGGTAATGCCTGGGTTTATTGCCGTCAAGGGACTTACCACCAGGGCTGAACCGCCGATCAAGGTTTGACAATGAGCAGGGGATTTTTAAGCTTGGCTTCATCTTAGAGCGTCCTTGGGACGTTAAGCGCCGCGTCTTGCCCTCTCTCTAACTTCACTCACGGTCTGTAGCGATCCGGGTGCGAGTGAGTCACCTCTTTATTTAATATAACACCAGTCTTAAAAGATAGCTCAAATTTGGTCTATCTTCATCATAAATTTACGTCTACGTTTTCAGCGTTGCTGATCTGTTTTACTCCTGCCTTACTATCTGGCGATCGTGCTAAACCTGCCGCCGCGCCCAAACCCGTCGCCGCCGCTCCTGCAAAAGCAATCTTTACAGAATCAGTTGAGTTGCTGAGAATTGCGGCAATCGAGATCAGCGCCGCGCAAATAGCAAGACAATGTGGTGTCGAGGCTTGCAAGATTTCAGCAACAGGCGTTGCAGTTCGTTTATCGGTAGAATTCATATAAACCCCTAGGTATGAGCCAGATCATAGCAACGGTAATCTTATTGTATAAACCCTATCCAGGCGATCGCTCTGACTGGATAGAGATCCGCCGTAAACACTTAACATTCCCTACAATCCGCGTTGGCAGGGCAAAAGATTGTGAGTTGCGGATAGATTATGCTAAGGGCGCAGCAGGAGCAGCGATCAGCCGCTATCATGCCACGATGTTTAAATGGGATGAGCAAAATGATTTTGAAATCATGGACGGCAGACCAGGCGAGGCTACGATCGCCAATCCTAACGCCCCTATCCTCTCAAGCCAGATAGGAACCTGGGTAAACAGCCGAAAACTGGAAGTAGGGGAAAAAGTTCTACTAAAAGATAGAGATGAGGTGTCACTACTAAAAGGCAGCGTAAAATTTATATACTTACGCCCACACAATAAAGTCAGCGACAATTTACCCCTAAGCGATGACACCTACATTCCCCCCGAACTCTACGCCGCCGACGAATGAAACGCCGCCGCCAATAGTAACGCCTCCCAGAGGGCGGCGGAAAGAGGCGACCTCAACCATAATTGCTTTTGTCAGGATTGGTTTAATCGTTGCAATCGGCTTGATTGTTTTTCAGTGGGCAGATCGGCGCTACAAAGTAGGGGAAAAAGTCAGCAAAGTTGGGACGGAGGTTTGGATCGGCATTGTGGTCACTGCTGCTACAACCTACTGGCAGTGGTACAGCGAGCGCGAGAAAGACAAGCTAGAACAGGCGCGGGAGAGGGCAACAGCAAACGCCGCGACGATCAAGACTGTCTCAGAATCCTTTGAAGCTATGGTAAAACGCCTTGAGGGAAGGATTGATTCGCTAATGCTGCAACAGGCGAGTTTAAGGGGAAGCTTTGCCGAACATGGCGAGATTATCAAAGCGCTGGAAAAAAGCGATCGCCTCTTAGATGAAAAAATAGACAACTACAGGTATGAGGTATTGCAGGAGCGCTTCGCCCTACTCAAAAGTTTTTATGATGAGATCCGCTCAATACACGGTCAAGTGAACTACCTAAAAGGACAGAAAGACGCAATCTCGCAGACTGAATCTTTAAAGCGGCTACAGCAAGCGCTCAAGGGCGTTGAAAACAAAGTAAAAGCAATGGAGGAGACTAGCGAGGTAGTAACGCCGCCTTTAGAGCATGAAACGCAGGACACGAACTATCAGCAATCTTACAATCAGTAATGCAAGATCCATCAGCAAGCTTACATCCTGCAAGATCACTAATCTGCCCTTGTTCTTTATGCTTTGGATCTTGCTGCCGATGTCGGCGCGATCTAAGGATACTGGTTGAGATTGCGGTTACATCTGCCGCGATTGCATAGGAGTTGCTTAGGCGGATCAAGCTGTTTTCTAAAAACAAATTAGGAGGACAGTAGCGAACTAGGCGATCGCTCACTAGCCTGTAGCACTCAGCAATCACGCCGTTCTTTTTCTCATCAACCACAGACCAAGTGATCCGCGAGTAACCATCGTTAGGCGGCGCGGTAAGTGACCGCCGCGCCCAGTATAGCGACTCATAGATCCGGCTGATTACCGAGTGTATATCGTCAATGCTCTCACCAGGAAGATCAGCGATCGCATCCTGATTTACATAGAGAAAAACTTGAGCCAAGCGCCCATAGGCTGATTCAAGATCGCGGTAATTGCGCCGCGTATCTTTAGACATCACAGGCTTATCACCTGAGGCTTGCCTAAGGAGGTTTACTGCTGCCTTGGAGAGTTTAAGCATGAGAGAGAAGCTAAAATTTCATTATCCTTGTTGTCCCAAATTTGAGCGTTCTTATAGGCACAAAAAAAGAGAGGCGTTGCCGTCCTCCCTTGCTTACCTATGCTCACAAACTACTAAAAGGGTATCACCTCAGGCGCGGCGGTTGTTAGCTCAACGCGATTATCACTCAGAAATAAAACTTCAATCCCATTGATAGCAAGTTTTAGAGCAATTTCTAAACGGTTGCTAGTTTCATTTACCCCTATGACCTTGCACACATCGGCAACGGTTAACTCTCCCTTAGATTGCTTTTCCGCAAGCTTGCTGAGTTGCTTATTAATCTCCTCAGTAGGCGTTGCCGCCGTTCCGATAAATTCGCCCTCTGCTGGAAAATCAAAGACAGCCTTAAGCGCCGCTGCTAGTTCTGGCTTCGTGTTTGGGTTGCGGCTTGGTAAGTTAGCAAGAAATTCTTGTTCCTCCTCATCCTCTGCCGTTGTTGCCGCCGTGATCGCGTCTGCCGTTGCCTCTACAAGCTGTTGTGAGTGTTCTTTATCTGCCGCGTCAGTTGCTGCTTTCTTGGCATTGTCTAGACCTTTAACAGCATTTGCTTTAAGGACTTTACCGAGGTAAACAGCCCAAAGATCGGGATCGTAATTAGCCTCTACAAGTTTTAAAAACTGTCCTCGATATTGGAGAAGATAGACTTTTAAATTGCCGCTTTTTGTTTCTTCCCACTCGTGATCCTCAACCTCCTCATCTTCCTCAAGCGCGATCGCCTCCTGCTTTGCTGCCGTTTGTTCCGTTGTTTCCTTGCTTTTGGCAAAATACCCAACAACCCAAGCCTCAACGCCAGCAATCGTTAAGCCGTCCTGGATTGGCTTGCGTCCACCTTTTTTCTTAATCGCATACTTGCCGCCCTCTGTCTTGGCAATCACAAACCCTTCAACCTTAATACGCTCAGCTAGATCGTCAATTTTCTTTTGAGCGGCTGAGACTGCCGCTGCTTTTGCCGTTGGTTTGGTAGCCGTTCTTGTTTTTGGGGTTTTTGGAGTTGCTGACTTTACTGCCGCCGCCGCTTTTGATGTCCTAGGCATTTATCGATCCTCGTGGTTAATTGATTTAATAGTATCACACCGCTCTCAAGATGTCTCAAGAATGATCGCCCAAATTTGAGACATCATTTTAGAAAGAGTCTAGAGCATCAGTTAGCGCATCTAAATAAAGCTTATAGCGCTCTATGTTGTGTCGCGGCGTGTTGCTCAAAACAAGGGTTACATGATCCTCCTCTCCTTTGCCTAGCTTTTCATGCCAGTGGAGAGGCGGCGCGGCGATCGCTTGAAGGTTGTCATTAATAATAATGTTGAGGTCACTCAAAGCATCAAGGATCGCTTTAAGGGCTGCTACAAGGTTGTCATGGTCATGCTGAAAGCTTGTAAACCAACAACACTCTAGCCAGACTCTACCTGAGTAAGGTTTAATCCCTTGCTGCTTAATACAGGCGATCGCCCTCGCCTGGGCAACCCGCTTACACTCTGAGAGCATATATCGCCCATTTTCACCCTTACCAGCGCGTAACAGGTCATTGAGCGTCGGCGGCAAGAAATCAAACTCTATTACCTGAGTCAACTCCTGCTTGGGTGTCAGGGTTTCTAATGCTAGCAACGCCTGATAAATAGGCGTTGCCAGGGCTGTTGAATACTTGTTGTAAGTCATAGGGTCAAGTGCAACGAATGATCCTCGATAGTGCCATACTTGACCCTATAGCGTCAATCATCGGCGTATTGCTCGATCAGTTCTAAACTTGCCGCCTCCTGATCCTCCTCCGTGGGGAGTGACCAGACGGCGGCAACTTCTGCCTCTACTGGCGTTGGTGTTGTTTCCTCAAATAGCGCCAACTGACTTGATGGCAATTCAGGCAACGGTACTTGCTCGATCTTTCTAGGCTTCCGCGTTGCCTTGCGTGTCTGGGTTGTAATGGCTGTTAGGTCTGTTTTGTGTACCCAGTTACAGCGGCAACACTTCCAGCCATCCAAACCAGGAATGGCGATCGGCGCATTGCAAGGATGCTTCTTGCCGTCCTCAGTTGTAAGTAATTGCTGGCAAGCGCCAAAACGATAATCTAGGAAGCTGAGCTTATCTAACTTAGCGGCGTAAGATTTAGCGCCTAATGTGGACGATCTTTTTATCTTGTCTAAGATCCTGAGGACATCAGGATCTTTTACAAGTTGCCCTTGCCAGCGATCAGCAGGTTTTACGCCCCAAACAATCTCAATGTCTACTAGCTCTAGAATCGTGGTGTTGCTGCATTTATCAACCCAAGTTGTATATCCTGCCTTGGAGACATTGACGGCAACTCTAGAGGCTTTTACAGCCGCCTCTACCATGATCAGTTACTCCTGCCGCCTGACAACACGGGTGCTTTCAGTTGTTGTGACTGTTCACAAAACAACTCAAAAGCTTTCACAGCTTGAGTTAAACCCGATCCCTCTGGCGCTAAAACTGCCAGCTTAGCGCGGTAGGCGGCGCGGCAAGCTTTTGCATCCTGATACTTTGCAGTGAAGCCTTGAACGGCGATCGCTTCCAGCAGGATCAGCATATCATCAGGGTTGAGATGTCCTGGCTTTAATCCCTCTCGACTCTTGCCTAAATAGTCCCTGATCCAACCCTTAGAGACATTGGCAGTACTTGCCGCTTGGTTAATTATTGTGTTGTGCTGTGGATACAACTCAGGCGGCAACGAATCTTGCTGTTGTTGCGGCGCGGGTTGCTGTGGAGGATCGGCAATGGGCGCGGCTTGCTCGATCTGGCGCGGCTTGCTTGGGCGCGGCGTTGAGGCGATCGCTTTTGACTTGGGTTTTAAATCTCCATTCATCGCGCCCAGTAGATCGGTGCTTTCAGATGGAGCAACACGCCGCGCCGTTTGAGAGGTGCCATACATAGACACATTTTCTCCCTTCCTAAGCTTCTGCTGTAACTGGCTTGTAATGACATTGAGCTTATTTCGATACTCTTGAGGCAGGGCTGATAAATTAGCTTTGAGATATTGAAGACAAAACAGTTGATCGCCTATGTATCGACCAATACCCCAAGCTTCCGCGCAATTTTTGAAAACTTCCGCGTGACACCTATCAACACAATTGCCGCGTAGCATCTCATTACCTTTACTGCTTTTCTCGCTAATTGGGACGCTGCCTAATGCCTCCTTTGACACGCCGCAAATTGTCAACCGTCCTACGCCGATGCAAAGGTTAGCTTGATAATCAATTACAGGCTGTTGAAGTGTTAGCTCATAATCTGGTACAAACTCATCTAAGCAATCCCTGACAGCCTCCCAATTGAGGTAGATGTAAAGATCGCCGCCCTTAATCTCACGGATCAAGTGTGCCTCAGGCGGCAAAGGTTGTCTTAATTCCCGTTGAATCTCCCGTAACTCGTTTCTCAGTTGGCGGCGTTGGTTAAAGTCCATGATGTCTCAAGTTTGATACGTCTTCTCTAATAGTGCCATACTTCCAAGGCTGCTGACAACCGAGTATGATACTTTGTTGATTAAGATAGCTCAAATTTGAGACATCTCAATCAGGGATCGGATCGGAGTATCCGCCTACTGATCCGATCCCTGATCCGATCTTAGTCCTCCAAGATCGTATCGTCGTTAGCTTTCCTTCCAGAACTGGGAATAAGCAATCCGCTATCGGTTAACTCGTAAACGCCAGAATCAACTAAGAGCGATCGCGCCGCGCTTACATAATCGCAGGGTAATCCCATGAACTCAAGAACTTTCATTTCCTCAGCAATGGCGCGCTCTATAACTCGCTGATTGTTGTCGCTACCAGATCCGGCTACAACAGAATTCCACAAGTAGGTAGCCAAGCTTTGACCATTAGCCCTCATCAACAAAACACTTCTTTGAGACTCAAAACCAAGAGGAGAAGGCGTGACTTTTATGGGCTTGGTTCCCTCAATCTCATCGTCCCTTAAATAACCATTAGGCATAATAAAAACCTGTTTTCAGTGCATCACCCAATATTAGCTAAGAGAACGAGGCGTTGTATAGTATTTTTAGGAACAAAAAAGAACTCTAAGTATTCTTAGAGTCCATATAAATCACTTGCAGTTATGGACGCAGATCACCCCAACATTGTTTCAGGTTTATGGTATTTAGGGAATCCTTGCAAAAGAGGGCATCAGGGATTAAGACGAAGTGACAACGACGGCTGTATAGACTGCAACAGAGAGCGCTCAATTAACTATTACTACGCAAACATAGAACGGCTAAAGGTACAGCAGAAAGCATACGAATCTCAGCCAGAGATAAGAGCCAGAAAAACAGAGCAAATGAGAGCTAGGCGAAAAAGCGATCCGGTTCGGCAAAAACAAGAAAAGAAACGGCAATACCAAAAAGATTTAGAAAAATCGAGAAAACAAGGGCGGCTAAATTCTCAAGCAAGGCGATCGCGGACAAGAAAAGTAAAGTTAGAAACAATTTTAAAAGAAGACATAGACAGGTTATTTGCTGAATTTGGCAATACTTGCGCCTACTGCGGATCAAGTCAAAAGCTAACACTAGATCACATCTACCCAATCAGTAGAGGAGGCGATCACGCTTTATCTAACTTAGTCCCTGCCTGTGTTCGCTGCAATAGTTCAAAGAACGATTTACATCCTTTAGCATGGTATGAAAATCAAGACTTTTTCTCTATTGAACAAATTGCCTTTATTGCAGTAACAAAAGGAATAGAAAGATGGATCAGAATGTACAAACTAAATGGAGACTGATCGACGCTCTAACATGGTCTGGGCAATTAGATGAGGAAAGATCGCTCAAAGCTTGGATAGAAACACATCCAGGCAAGACACAGATCCAAGCAACCAATTGCAAAGATGTAAAAGAATTCTGGCGATCGCCTATGGGTAGAGTCAATCTGGCAATCTGGCGTTTTAATACTCGATTACTTGATGCTATCCAACACCCACGGCGGAAAATCCGCTTCTTGCTCTGGCAGTACGATTTTTACATTAAGCAGAAGATAGCGGCAGATCTGGAAATCATCAGGATTAACCAAGAAAAAGAAGCAGCGCGGCTAGAGTTACAGCAACGTTTACTAACTGCCAGATATCAATCAGCGCTGGAACAAAAAGAGGTAGAGGAAAGATGTCTCAAATTTGTTGCATCTTTAGGAGAAAGTACGATACTATCTAAAGAGAAGCAAAAGCAACAGGAGCAACCCGAATGAACCCACCACTAAAAGACACAATCGCGTTATTCTGGACATCTCATCACCTGCAAGCTTTCCAGCAAGCCTGGGACGGCGGCGAATACGACACAAACTGGACAACTCGGATCTACCAGCAGGGGATTGAGTTCAAGCACTGGAAAACTGAGGCGGCTGTAGATAGCGACGTTCAAAAGCTTTTTAATGTAGCCCGATCCGGTTGCAACATGACACTTAACCGAGAATATCAAAAACTACATGACAAATGGAGCGATCGCCGGAATGATGAGGCTTGCGACTATCTCGCTAACGCTTGGGACATCATAAGCACTGTCCAGATTAAGCTAGCGCGGCGGTGGGGTGTCTACATTGAATGGCAAGTCGATTAAAAACGCGATCGCAGCAATCCGCGCCGCTGTCCTTAACTGGGCGGCGGCAATACTTTTAAGAGGCTAAACAATGACAATCTACGTTGATCCACTCTTTCAAGCAGGAATAGAAAAGAATGAGGCGGCGCGGCAAGTAGGCGAGAGGCATAATCATCAGTGGTGTCACCTCTACGCCTACCCAGTCACAATTGCAAACTTAGAAGAGTTGCATGATCTAGCTTGGCGAATAGGATTAAAGCGATCTTGGTTTCAGGCAAAAGGGAGCTTACCACATTATGACCTAGTACCCACTAAGCGATCGCTAGCTGTTGCTAACGGCGCTCAAGAGATTTCAACCTATGGGATGCTCAAACACCTTAAAGAACACCGATCAACCCTTAAAGCAGCAAGAGAGGCAACAACAGATGAAAGATTATCAAACAAGCCTGATTAAGCTAAAAGCAACTTTTGTTGCTTTCAAGATAGAGATAGGTAATTTATTGAGAAGTCAAATGAAATCAGGCAACAAAGTTCACTTTACTGGATACCCTTGCGGCGTTGAGAACAAGGGCGGTTTTAAGTCGATGCTGTTAAAAGCAAACAGCAACCCCGAAAACGTCAATTGTTTAACCTGCATAAAGGTATGTACGCGCATCACTGAGCAGTGGGCAGAGTTCCTTAAAAAGCAGAAACAAGCGGAAGCAAAGAAAGCTAAGAAAACAGAAGCCGACAAACAGCCCACAAAAAAAACAGGGCGCAAATAGCACCCTCAAAACACGCGGCGGCGATCGCTACTTGAGCCAAGGTGGAAGATCGAGGTAATAACCTGAAGGAACGACCAAAGCAAGATTATCTAAATCATTAGCGATCGCCGCCTCCATTGCTTCCGCGTTGCTTGTGGTCAAATATCCAGGCATCTCTAGGCACTCTTGAAGATACGCTCTCCAGTCATCCGGGTTCATATTGTGCCGCGCCTCATGAGTCCAATAGAGGGCAAAGCGCCGTTTAACTTCTGTAAGCTGTTGCGGCGCTTCTCCTGCTGGCAACGTGATCCACTCACGCGCCAACTGATATAAGCGCTCAATCCGTTCTTGAAATATCGGATCGTCCTCAGGCAATTGTTTTAGCTCTATCACGGCGCTTTAACTCCTGCTTGGCTCGGTTGATATTCTCTAAGCATAATTCGTCGGGATAGTCCTGCAACAACAAGAGGCATTGTTGCCAGTTGCACTCATACAAAGACCAGTAGACACGAAAGCGATCGCGTATCTCCCTTAACTCTTGCTCTAGTGTCAACATTTCAGGGAGATCAATCTCATTTGCACAACACGCCCAAAAATAGGCGATCGCATCCTTAAACTCTTCAGTATCCGGCAATTCCTTGAGCGTCAATGATGTCTCAAATTTGAGCGATCTTGCCTCGCGTTGCTCGTGATACTCTTTCTCACCTACCAAGCTAATCACCGCCCTTTTGTAGATGGGATGCGTGATTGTTGCAGCGCGGCGCTCAATCCTCAAGATCTCAAAGGGATACACAAGCTTGGATCTCAAGTATTCCTTGGCGCGGCGCGATCGGTCTGTCTCGCTGGGTAGTAGCAATTGCTGTTGCATTTTTAGCCCTCCTCAATAATATGTACCGAATTAAACCCGTAAGAGTCGAGCAAGTCAGGCAGACTGACAGGCGGATCAAACTCGCCCTCTAGCGTTTCCACTAGATCGCGGTTGCCAGTGTCAACAACAAAGTAAATTAACTCACCGATCCTCATCTCCTCTTTTACCCAGTCAGGCAAGGAATCAGGGCAAGAATTGCAACAAAACTTGGTGACAGGATGGTTTTTGACTTTCAGATAGCCTTGCGAGTGTTGCTCACATAGCCGCGCCCCTGTCTCCTCATTCAGCCAATAAGCCTCTACCTGCTTACCTCCCTGCTGGCACACAGAGCAAGGAATGAAGATCGGCTGATTTAATCCGTTAATAGTCGATCCAAAATGTCCGGCGCTCATACTGACTACTGATCCTAAATGCCCTGATGGTTTTGCCATTGCGATCGCCTCTTAATAACTGCTTGACAGTATAACACTTGACAGGATACCCTATAGAAGATTGTTTATATCTTAAAGTCGCTAGCGACCATGAACAGTTACAGTGACACCAAGCACAACCGATTTAACGAAAAGCGCCCTACCCTTGGCTGGAGAGTTCCAGCAGAACAAGTATCAGAAGTTGAGGCGTTAAAACAGCAACTAGGAGTCAACAATCAAGGGCTGCTACAACTTGCGGTAGATGAGCTACTGAGAAAACTCAAAAACCAGGGTGATTAATATCACACCCTTGATCCGTACATTCCCTGTATATTTCCGCTAGGTAATTAATCTAAAGTTTTTTGAGGGCTGCTGGTAGGTAAGCATCCCGCAAAAAGTTGCGCCCTCTCCCAGAGTAGCAAATCAGAGGAGAGGGCATTGTACACAACCGCCGTGAGTCCTACCGCTACGGCGGATCACAGACAATCAAAGCAATGGAATTGAGAAAAAGTATAACACGTAATACGTCAGCATCGCAAGACACTATTTCAACAGCATCAGCGATCGCGGCGTACAAGACATTGCATCGACTCAAGTACACAAAGTTAATCTGGCAGGTCGCAAACAAGATAGGGATTAATCAAGCTCTGTTTGTAGAGGTCATAGAAGACTGGTGCCAATACAACGCATTGCATGGCAAAACACATTATTTTCAGGATGGCGAATGGTGGACAGCAGCAACGTACGAACAGTGGGCGCAAATTTACCCAGCGCTCGGAAGCAAGCGATCGCTGCAACGCTTATTGCTTGACTTAGAAAAATCGAATTATGTCATTTCAGCACAATGTGTAGTAAAAAGCTGGAATCGAACAAAATTTTACAGACCCAATCCTGAGACTATTGGAAAGTTGATTTTAGAGGCTGTAATGGCTGAAACAACGCAAAATCCGATAGTACCAGAATTGGCACTATCGGAAAAATCCGAAGGTACACAAAATGGCACTATCGAAGGTACACAAAATGGCACTATCGAAGGTACACAAAATGGCACTATCGAAGGTACACAAAATGGCACGTTCATCTATATAGAAGAAACAAAAAAAGATCAAATTAAATTAGATCATTTGAGTGAGACTAACGCGCGCGCGCAGGAGTCAGACACACACACACAAAGCCAATCCGTTGAAGTAGAAGTTTTGGAGTTGGAGCAACCGGAAGCAAGCGATCGCAATTCTCAAGCCGTCCCAAATTTGGGCGATCTTGATAACAATACTTACACTGTCTGTAACAGCCTTATTGATTCATTAGATCAAGGTTCCGAGGCAGCGCGTGATAACAATACTAAAGCGCCTCGGTTCCTGGTAGGGCAACAGAGGATAGATGAGTTAGAGGAGGCATACGGCAATGGTGACAACCTGGGAACATATACCCAAGAGGAATTGCAAGCACTTGCGGATCGCGTGATGTGCGATCGTATCTACCTTTACAGGACTAAAACCCGTAGAATCCTTGGGCAACATTGCAACGATCTTGATCGTGGCTTCCTTAAGTTTTTTGCTTGGCGCTATTGGAACGATGAGCAAGCAACCAAAAAAGCAGCAGACACGATCAGGAGTTACGAGAAAGATCCAACAAAATGGCAATCCCTGTGTCTAAGCGTTGATGAATGGCAAGAGTTTATGAGCAACCCTGAGAAGTTCAAGCAAGCAGCGATCGCAAGGGCGAACAAAAAAGGCGGCGGCTCACAGGTGGATCACGAGATAGCCGCCCAAACGGACGCGGATCGCTTCCGCAAATTACAGCAGCAGCAAGCCGCCTCTAGTGCCTCCGTGGTGGATTGCTCACAAAACACTGCCTCGCCTGTCCAGGGAGCGCCTAGCCCTGATTCAGGCAATAATCAGGCTAAGGGTACAGTTGAGCGATCGCCTATGCCTGAAGATTTCAAAAAACAGCTTGAAGAGATGAGGCAACAACAGCGCTCTAAACCTGCATAAAAAAAACGCCCTCTATCTTGTAGGGATTGAGGGCTAAAACAATGACATGAAAACAGCAAGCTGAAACGATTGTTAAATCATGGCAGCGGCGCTCCTATCTTAGCAAGTCTATAAACCCTGACTTCTTTCTGGCAGGAAACGCCGCGCCAAGCTGAGAGTGATCGCGCTTCAAACGTGTAAGTAAGTGCCCTGTCCTCATCCAACAGCCGTTTAAGCATTGCATCAACGGTTGAGTTAGGCGATCCTAAGGCGGCGATCGCTTCGTGCCTAGTAACGCCCTCTTGCCGCGCTGCCAGCTTCAAAATTGCTTTGTATCTTGCTTGATTGCGAGGTTTCATAAAATCCTTGAGTTTTGCCATTCTCATTAATTCTCGCTTATTGAGAATAAATGCTTAGGTCAAATCATTGGGCGCGGCTGTCGCGCTTGAGATTAGTATAACACGGCTTCTCAGGAATTGGGCAAGTTGTCTATGATCTCCCAAATTTGAGCTATCTTGTCTGATTGTTGCGTGGTATCATACCAACGGAGGTAAAACAATGAAACATCCAATCACAGGGAAAGAGACGTTAGATCGAGACTGGGCATCAAGCATCTACCAGGGAGGTAAACTTTACTACGCCGCCGATTGCAACCACAGCGACAACAAGCGCCTGGGTTTAGTCTGCTCATTGTGTTCTGAGGCTGTATTTTTGGCTAAGGGTGAGATTTTGCGCCCTTGCTGGAAACATTACCGCGTCACTACTGAAACTAAGTATTGCGATCGCCGCTCCCTATCCAAGGAAGGGAAACAAGCGTTAGAGAAGCTACAACCTAAGGCAACTCAGCAACGTCTTAAGCTGTTTAATCGTCGCTTTTGGGAGGTATTCAGCTTTGAGAAAGATATCCCCAAAAACCCGCGCAAAACTTGCGAGGTTGTCAATTTTGCGATCGCCCAGAGATACCAATTTAAAGGTAAGTTTGATTTGGATGAAATGATCAAGCATTGCCGCGATCGCTGGGACGTTGTAGAAATTCTCAAATCATTGCCGGATCAAATTGCGGCGGCAACCGATCCGCAACAAAGCTTTGACCAATTCATAAATCATCCGATGGTTAAGGAGTTTGTTGAATCAGATCCGGATCTGGTCTTAGATAGCTATGAAAGTCTGACACAGTTTAACTTTTCAGTATTGCGCCATAAGATACTAGGCGAGGCGATCTCGTGGTTGCCGACATCAACGGCGCGGGAGAGCTTTAGTAAGCTTGTTTGTGTTGCAATGCTCGATTGCCTCGATCTGTTTGCGCCGCCGATTCATTCAAGCCAGATTGCAAACATGATGGTTACTTCTTTAGTCCTTACAGACTGGGAGAGGGCGATCGCGGCGCTTGAGGACAAGAGCAAGGCTATCGGGTTTGGGTAAGATAGCTCAAATTTGGGCGATCTTAATTTACGAGTGTTACACTACACCCAGGACTAACAGGAGGCAAATGAAAGTTACACTAAGTTTCAGAACAGAGCAATTGATAGAATCTGATTGGCTACCTGCAATTAACGGATATTTCGAGGGTAAATTTACCGCCCTGGAAGCTTGCGCCCTGATTGGGTGCGATCGCTATGATTGGGATAGAGCAATGAGCGGGATTGTTAGCGTCGCTGTGAGACAGCACTACAAACAATCTCAGGAGATTGGCAATACAGGGAATCTTGATGTCAGTGTAGCAACCGAGAGGGAGAACCCATGATCAACAACGTGCATAACTTTACGAAGAAGCTTACGGCGCTGCTGGCATACTTTCAGAAGCCATTGAGTGAAGAGATCAAGGATGTGTGGTTTCTGGTTTGCAATCAGGCGCTTACTGACGAGGAGTTTGACAAGGCTTTTGAATTGACGATTCGGCGTTCCTCTTTCCTTCCGCCCACTGACGAGTTCGTCAATCTAGTCAAGGGCGATCGCGCCTTGTTTGAGGAATATGAGGATAGCGAGGTTTGGCACCAAATCAAAGTATTGATACAAATCGCAAAGTCCACGGACAAGGTGGACACAGAACGGAGGAGGGCTTACATAGCCTCGCTTGCTCCTGTTCACGCTCATGCATTATCCAGGACGGGAACACTGGCAGAAATGTCATTTTTACCAAACCTAGAATGGAAACGCTCTGAGTTTCTGGATCATTGTAAAATGTATCGCTCGATTCAGTGTCAGCAGAAAGGAGGCAAAGAGGCTCAAGCGATCGCACCCTCTACGCTGCCAGCGCTCAGTCATGGGGTAGGCGGCATTATTGAGCTTAGGACTGTAGAGACAGGTGAAGCGGTGACACTTGACGGGCGGAGCCGCTTTAATGGCTTGGGCAATATCTCAATAGCTGATATTGACGTAGGCTTTTAGTCTAGTCCTTGGGGTTAAACCCCATGATGACAACTAAAAAGAAAGCAAGAACACCAACGGCAAGGGATAGGGCGATCGTAAGCATGATCGCCGTAAGTATCAACGTGTCTAGCAACATAGGCTTTTGACTGAGGTATCTATTGAGAAGCGCCGCCTATCTCTCTCTCAGGGGTCAAAGCGGCGCTTAACAGACAGCTTTTCAACTGATCTTGATTAATTCTAACCTGATGAGCAGTAACAAACAGCAGCAAGCCTTAGACCAGTTTTTAGACCTTTTGGGCAAGTTCGCTTTAGTCCAAGACATTAACAGCACTTTTGTACTGGGAGCGCTATTTGTGCAAGCCTCACTTACTGTGGACGGTATTGAGGGCAAGATTGATTTTTTTGTCCCTGCAACTGGGCGGCAAGTTTACAGGTATGGGGAAAACAAGCAGCGGCGTGTGATCTATCTAAATGAGGAGGCGGCGGCGATCGCGGCGCGTGATTGGATCGCTTTGCCTCCTGATTCTAAGATGTCTCAAATTTGAGCTATCTTGTATAAGGAAAGCGCCGTTGCTTAAGCGGCGCAACTAAATAGGTGCATTTACTTTCTTAATTGTAGCGGCTTGGCATTATACCGTTAATCGCCGCTATTTAACCAAGTACTGAAACATTCCAATGCAACCCTAAGTAACCATAGGTAACTATGCAGTTACTTAGGGTTGCTTTTTAGTAACTTGCGGTGCATTATGAAAACTACAAGGGGATCGGACAACGGCAACCGAAGTGAGATCCGATCCCTCATCCGAAGTCAATACAAAAAAATCCTAGTTTGCAGGTATAGCACAAGCCGCGCGAGTGGTGGGTAAAGAAGCTGTAGACGTTAAAGGGAAGCGATCGCTTGGATCGCAAGCAGTTTTTAGCAGGAGACTCAAGAAATGACAATCGCGCTGTATGAAGCAACCGTGACGCGCCTCTCGATTGACGACGCTCTCAAGGCGGCTCAAGGCGCGATCGCGGCGGATAACGAACTAAAGAACTTACCCTATCCAAGATGGGTAACTATTAACTTTCTAAAAAGCCGTTTTAAGCTTTTGGGCTTGGGCGCGTCTGATCACGCCCTGATGAGGTATCGAGAGATTGCTTTTGAAGAGTTGAAAGAGTATCAGAGCATCTGTTTGGAACGATACCCGCGATACTGGGCGGATCTGGCTGAGGAAATAGCCGCAATAAGCGCGGCTGAAAAAGCTGGTATTCCGTACCCAGTGAGGAAAAAAGTAAAGCCTGATAAATTGCCACTCATGACACGACAAGCCGAATTACTTCAAGAAATAGGCTTTTTAATGCGTGATTGGAATGATCATTTATTTGTCAGGGATGCACTTAACAAGCGTTATGAGCAACCAAGTTAAAACCCATAATGGTAAGCCATGTAAGCGCTGTGAGTTGACTTTGAGGTATTTAAGCGATAACCGTTGTGTGAACTGCCACATAAAAAGGCAGCGCTTTTATTACGAGAAAAATAGAATCAGAATACTCAAGCAGAAGGAGGATTATTGTTTACAAGAAAAAGAGTATAGGCGCGTATGGAGCAAAAACTACAGGGTTGCCCACAGAGAACAAAACAGACAACATTCCTGTAAGCGTCGCGCTCGTGTCAGGAAGGCATTTGTAATAGAGTGGAGCGAACATCAATGGAATCAGTTGCTTGAATGGTTTGCTAACTGCTGCGCCTATTGTGGGTGCAAAGGGAATCTAACAATAGACCATTTTATCCCTTTAGTTAAAGGTGGAGATCACGCACTGTATAACATTGTTCCAGCTTGCCTTAAATGCAATACAAGCAAAAAACATTCTGATCCCTACGTTTGGGCAAAATCTAAAAATATACCCATAGATCAGATCGATTGGATAAAAGAAATACTGGAGGGATTCAAACCGTGACAGAAGTAACAACGCCAAAAACCGCAACACAAGAAGTTTACCCGATCAACTCGCTGGGATGGTTAGCCGATCAACTCAACTTATCAACGCAAGAGACGATCCCTTTACTCAAGCGTATGAAAGTTACGATCGCCGTTGACAGCGCATCAACAACAATCATTGCTCAAGACAAAGTAGACGCACTACTCGCAACTAAGCAAGGGCGAGACACAACCCTTAAGCTTGCCGCTGCTGCTCCACAACAAGAGGCAACACAACCCGCAACACAGGACAGTCAAGAGCAACCCAAGGGCGGCGACATTATCGCAACTGAGACACGCCGCTTAACCCTCTCAGAAGTTCGAGGCATTGCTAAGACGGCAGGGGTAACGCAACAGCTAGTTAAGGATCTTGACCTATCTTGCTTTACCAGGGAGGAGGAGTTACACGCCCTGAGAGGCTACCAGCGAGAGGAGCGTCTGATCGAGGCAGATTCGGCAGGGCGGCTCATTGCAAGGCTTAAGCATAGCGATCGCTTAAATGACGAACTCGACTCAATGGAGGTAGAGCTAGCTGAAAACACTAGCCGAACATCCGATCTATCCAAGCGCTTGTTTGGGGTGAATCTTCAGACCGTGATTGATGCTCAAGCCGATGCTGAGCAGGACAGGGTAGAGGCGCGGCAAGAGTGGCAAGACAATTTCAAAAAGCATCAAGAGCAAGAAGCGGCGATCGCTGAGGGAAAAGAGATCCCAGAGGATCAACGCTTGGGGGAGGATGCGCTCATAGACCCTTGGGAAACAGCGAGGCAAAATTTATCCGAGCTAGGGGGAAAACGTACCTCAAAACTAAAGAGACGTGCATCCTAGTTGATGAACGTCATTTAACAGAATTACTTGAATTAATCAGACATCTATCAGAGCAGGAGAGAGAAAAGATGGAGCGCGGGATCTTAGGCTTGGCACTGGGTAACAATTGGCAAAAAGCGCGGCGCGGTTTGGCGCGGCTTGGTAACGCCATTAAGCAGGAGTGGCAACTATTTATAGATGCGGTGGACGGCGTAGCTGAGTATGATTGCAACGGTCAACTGATTTGTGAGGCGATCGCACTTGATGGCGGCAACATTGCATACATTGATCGCAACGGGAACCTGTTACCAAGCAACACGCCTCTCAAACTCTGGTAAACATTCACTGACACATCATGTCAAAGACAAGTAGATTCTGGTTTATTTGCGTGATTGCTACTCTTGGCGTTGCTGTGATAACCACCGCCACTAAGGGTAACAAGGTAGTGATCGTTGTCGCCCTCGGTGCTTCTTTTCTCAGTAGTACTTTCTACGTTAATTCTAGGGGTAATGACTGGGCGGCGGATTACAACAGGGAACTAAGAGAGGCATTGGAAAAGGAAACCCCTAGGGACGGGAATTCATGATAGCTCAAATTTGGTCTATCTCAAATCAAGTCTCGGATCAGGCATCGGATCACTGATCGGTGCTTCCGATCCGATCCACCTCACCAATTAGAATCAACCCGATTCTAAGTTCTAAAAAGTTCCGATTAATTCGATTTAGAATTCTGCTGAGTTCCAGTGTTATGCCTAGAATTGAGCCGCTAGAGTTCCTAGAATTCTAGTTCCGAGAAGCGCCATTTTTGAGCCAAAGTTCTAAAAAAGTTCGATTTTACGGAGTTCTACGGGATCGTCTTAGTGACTAAGGGAAGGGTGGCGATCATTTTGGGGGTCACAATGTACACACAAAAAACAGACAAGTGAGACACCATGCCTAAATCAAGAAAGAACCAAGAGACAGCCCAAGCAGCAACCGAAAACGCCGCGCCTATTACCCCTAGCGCTTCTAATGCTTCCGCTCTTGTCAACACTGGGCGCAATGATGATCGCGGCAGCAACAGCGGCGACGGTGCCGTCAGCGCCAGTGACAGCGGTTTAAGCGAACTAACAACCAAGTTACTGAGCAAAGCTAAGCAACTGAGCGAGACGCTTAATAACAAGGCGATCGCAAGGGCTGAGGCTGCTGACGAATGGCTGATCAAATTGGTGGATGGAGATGCAAGCGTTGAGGATCTAATTACTCGCTACGGCTTAACCGATGACGTTACAGCACAGCGGCAGTTAACTGAACTCACCCAGCTTCGCAACTCTATCCAGATCTCGATTGCTAAGAAGAACGTACAGATTGAAGCGATCCGCGATAGCCGCAAGGAATACGAGATTGCAGAGCAAGAGAGCCGAACGGCAACACAGGTTAACAACACTGCTAACGCTGCTGATGAAGCGCGTCACAGTTCAGTGATGCTTGATCTCAAGAGCAAGATCCGCGCCCAAGTTGAGCGGAAAACCGGATCGGATCTTTACGTCAAGACTCATCAAGCCGACAAAAGCACTGCTAAGCGCAATCAGATATTGACGGCGACCCTAGCAAAAAAGGCAACAGGTAACAATGAGTCAGCGCGTAAAGGAGTAATCGTTTAAGTCAATGCAACTGTTCTTGATTCATGCAGCGATCGCCCTCGCGGCGATCCTGCTTACTTATGCCGCGTTAGGTAGCGTTGTCCTGATTGGGATCTACTCCCTACCCACAGCGGCGATCGTGGCAACAGTTGCATTAATAGCCTTGATGATTGTTGCCAGTAACAAGTAAATTTAAGAGCGCTCAAATTTGGGCTATCTTGGGCGCTCTTATTTTCTTCATAAAAACAATGACACAACAGCAACTAGAGGTAAGCGATCTTGTCGCTTCGATTCACAACGATAGTGGGAAAATGTCTACACAAGAATGCAATGATCACCTTGAATCGGTAATTGGACATTGCGTTAATGATTGCGAACAGCGCATTGAGGCAGCGCTTAAAGATTGCGCTGATGAGGTTGAACGATTAAAGGCACGTTATGAGGCGGCTCTAGAGAGTGTCAAAAACGCGCCTAATGTTTGGGAGCAAAGGGCGCGACTAGAGTATGCTGAGGCGATCGCCTGGAAACAACGCGCCGCAAATCTAGAGGATGCAGCGGCTTACTGGAAGAAGGAGGCAAGTAGCTGGCAGTCTCAGGCAGAAGGAGCTAAATACTACTTTAATCAGATACGTGTTGAGAAAAAAGCTTTAGAGGGCAATTTGTCACGCGCCCAGGCTACGGCAACTATAGCGATCGCATTAGCGGCGATATGCTTGCTCGTTGCCGTCTTGTGATGAAAATTTCGCTACCCTTACCCTGCGTGAGGGTAGCTTTTTTGTAGGAGTATGAGATGAAGCAAGACAAAGATCCGATTATTCCACTAGCTAGCGCCCTGATAGGCATAGGCTTACTTCTCACGCCTTTTGATTGGCAGTTTAAGTTAATTAGCTCTGGTGTTTTGTCCATCCCTGGTCTTACCCTTGCTGCTAGTGAGCTAGGCAAAATCAAAGATAGAAAGAGTGAGGCTGAGCGCTTAGAGAATGAGCACCGCGCCCTAGAAGAAAAAGCCGCTCTCACTGAGCGATCGCTTCTTATCACCCGTTCCGAGATTGAGCAACAATTGCGGCAAGTTGAGGCAGATTTGCAGGAGGCGGTAACTATTAAGGCAATTGCTGAAAGTGAGGCGATTCGTCTTAAGCAAAAAGCAGAGGCAGAAGTAGAGGCGCTGTGGTCAGAAGTCCAGGCGATTGAGAGCAACGCCAAAGCGATCGCACTGGCAACAATTAACCATTCTGAGGCGGAGCGCGATCGCATCCTTGAGGAGGCAAGACTTAAAGCTGAGCAGTTGCAGCACAATGCCCAGTTGGTTGAGAAGTCCCTAAGGGCAGACGTTGCGGAAGTTCGCCGCCGCGCCGCGCAATCTATTAAACGAGCAAGGCAGCATTGGAGATTGCGCGGCAAGTTGCTTTGGGCAGAATTTGAGAGCGCCCTGAAGACTGACAGAAAAGAACTGGAGATTGAACGCGATCGCATTAATCGAGAATTGGCTCTAGAACGCGCTCAGGCGCAAGAAACGGTTGCTAATGCTCTACGGGAGGCTGAGGAGGCTAAACAAAAGGCAAGGGAGGAGATAGAGGTACTTAAGGAAGAGTTCGAGCAAGAAAAGCAAAAAGCGATAGATCTGATCTCGGATGAGTTTAATAGAGAGAATGAGGAAAAGCTAGAGAAGCAGCGGCAAGCACTTAACAAACAACTGGAAGCTAAACAGCAAGAGTTAAACGATTTAATCGATCAGGCTAATCAAGAACTAGAGGAGGCTAAGGCAAATTTACAAGAGCATTATGAGGCAACCTACCAGCAATGGCTGTTGCCTCATGTAATCGAGGTTAACCGCCTTCAAGAGGAGATTGAAGACTGGAAAAGTCGCTATATGAGTGCAGAGGAGGAGCTAGCATCATCAAAAGATATTTTGCTGCCTGAAAATCCCTGGAGTCATGATCACAAAAGCAAAGCGTATAACGTCTTGCTGTGGTTTAAAAGCAAGGGCGTTATGCTGAATTACTACAATTCTGCAATTGATGAGGACGGCAACTTTACGCTGTTCTTTAAGCCTTGGCAGGGAGGCGCAAAAGGGAAGAAAGCGATAGAGGGTTGCTTTGATGGGATGATTTCTGATTGGGGTCTGGTTGCCAAACCGCAACTAGGAGAGACGGTTGAGTCTTGGTTTCTGAAAATGATGCCAGCAGCTAACAAGACGCGATCGCTAGAACAAGAATTTAGGCAATTTGGCGGATTCCCTTTCAACTCCCTAAGAGTTCCGGTTGAAACTGAGCAGCAGTTACAGATCCCCATCAGCTTTGATGGCTTAAGGGAGGAGACGCGCCGCCGCGCAATGACTGAGGCAAGCTACCAGGAAAAGATAGACTTCATGATGGCTTACAAGCCTGGGAAGTTGCCCAAGCCTGTCACTTATGAAATTACACCTCAGGAACTCAAGGCAGTTGATTGGTGGACTAATTGGCGATCCGTTGCCACCAAGGGAGCGGAACCAAATATTAGAGAAGTTAACCGCCTTCTGACAGCCGTTTATGGCGTGAGTATCGGAAGCTCTACCGAGAGCCGCGATCGCGTCACAGGTGAATCTTTGAGGCAACGGATACATAGAATCATGCACCTCTTAAAAATTGAGTCTAGGGTGAGTGAAGATGACAACTAAGTTAGACCAAATTTGAGACATCATGCTAAGCTGTAAGAGTGTTATACCATTAAGACCATGCCACTAGAACGAGAGTCGGAAGCTTTAGAAGTTGTTAAAAGTGAAATTGCCGCTTTAGAATTGCGACTCAAGGAATTGAGAGGAGCGGTGATTGATTACCAGAACGCTGATACGCTCCTTTATAAAATGAGTACCAATTCAACGATCCGCTCTCTTGCTGGCACTATCAAAGAAGCGCGCTTACTTAGCGATCGCGGCGCTTATCATATTTGTCAAACTTCACCGCGCCGTTGCTCTATTATCCGGCGTAGCTCCCTTGTAGGGAAGCGCTTTTGTGAGTTTGATGTAATGAAAGCAGGATTAACACCACAAGAGGCTGATGATCTAGCAAGTCAATTAAACAGGGAGAGAAGCCAAAATGAAGCGGGTTAAACTTCGGCAAGCTAGAGCGGCAGAAATCACCAAGCGCCGTGCCAAAGATGAATACTCAAGCAGCCGCCTTGGAATTGATCCGCGAGAGTGGGTAAAAAGAGCAAAACTACCTAAAGACTGGAAAGAGTTGGATCTTCAAAGACTGATCGCCAAAAAGCTAAGAGAGTCAGGCTATACAGTTAAAGAAAACGTCCCTATACAGCTACCCAAGGGCGGCAATGCTGAGGCGGATATTGTCATTTATAAGGACGGCAAGCCACAGCAGGTTTTAGAGGTTAAAAAGCTTTTAGACCGAAACGGCGTGATTATGGGAACCAACCAGGCACGGTCATACACTCAGCTTTTAGGCGCAATTCATCAGCCGATCCTGATCGGACTTGCGCCTTGGAGTGACAAGATCTACTGGGGTGGGCGCAATGCTGCCAACTTGGCGGATCACAACGGCGTTGGCATCTGCTACCTGAATGAGGATCAGACCTGGATACCGCCCAAGGGAGGCGATAAAGACAGCAGGAGCGGCAAGGATGACAGGGAAGATAAAGGCGGCAAGGGCGGCGGCGATCGCCCTGCAAGAGGCGCTAGGCTAAAAAGCGCGGCGGCAAAGGTGGGTGACTTCTGGAATAATGCAGGGATTAAGCTACCACAAATCCCCTGGAAGTTTCAGATTCTAATTTCTGCAATTGTTGGGATCTGGGTGCTTGTTGGCATGATTGAGTTAAGCGCCTCAATTGCTCGGAACGTTCAACAACTAGAGCGATCACAGGAGCAGGAAACACCAAGATGATCGCCCAAATTTGGGACATCTTAGAGTGTATTGCCTTAACGTGCCTTCAAGCTAAGATAGGGTATTGCACTTTATTAAAACTGACAATGGCGACTAACAAAGCTCAACTTGCTTTTTACAGTTGGACACAGGTATATGATTGGATCGCTGAGACACAAAATAGCTGGAATTTTAGAAGCTTTTCATCATTCCTAAATACGGTTTTGATGCTTTGGATATTACTGGAGCGTCACAAACTACTAGACTCTACCCTGTCTAAGTTGGCAACTCTTGAGGGTTACACCTCGGTTAAAGACTTGAGGGAATCTTTAGGCGATCGCTTCGGTCAAACCACAATAAGCAACAATGACACCACAGCCAAGGGATTATCAGACTAAATGCCAACAAGAGATTTACAAGGGATTTTCCAGGGGTAAGACCAGAGGGTTGATCGTTGCCCCAACGGGCGCGGGTAAGACAATGATTGCCTCAATGATCGTCTACGACTACGTGAGGCGGCTTGGTAAGCGCGTTCTGTTTGTGGTTCATCGCAACCCTTTGATCGAACAAACGATCAACGCTGTGGGTGCTTGGGGAATCAAAAGCGGCGTAGTCGCGGGAGGCTGGAAAGAGGATCGATCCGCTTTAATGCAGATTGCCTCTTTTCAAACGCTTACCCCTGATGAGGAGCAAGAGAGCCGCCGCGATCTTGAGCGGTTGCTCTCGTGGTTTCAGCCAGACGTAGTAATCTACGATGAATGTCACGTTATCAATTTTTCGGGAGTTGCCCTCACTCTCACGCCTACTCTGACTTATTGCAAACTCAACCCAGATCACCGCGATCGTTGGCTGTCTATTGGGTTGACTGCAACGCCCTACCGCCTGAAATCGAGTGAGTCATTAGGTGATATTTATGAGTTCATAACGTGCGCTCCGATGCCGCGCCAATTGATTGAAGATGGCGTGTTAGTACAGCCGATCTACTACGATGTACCCAACGCGGGCGCGGGAAAGATTGACGTTAGGATCACGTACATTGTGGACAATTGGCTCAAGATAGGACAAGACAGCAAAACGATCGCCTTTTGTCCTTCTGTTGCTTTTGCTAGGGCGCTTACCCAGGCGTTTGAGGCTGTAGGAGTCAAGGCGGCAATGGTGCATGGTAAGACATCACCAGGGCAAAGGGACAAGATATTTAAATCATTCAAGAGTGACAACCCAAACACGATCTTGATCCTTTGTTCCTGCATGGCACTTACTGAGGGGTTTGATGCTACTAACGCTAGGTGTGGAATCTTTGCGCGGGATACCAATAGCGCGGCGCTGGCAATCCAGATGATAGGGCGTATAGTCCGTAGCCACACTTATCCAGACGGGAGCAAGAAACGAGACGCGATCGCCCTGGATTGCGTAGGGATGTTTGGCAACAAATATCCTTATTTTGAAGATCTCAACATTACCGAGGCAAGCCTCTATGAATCAGATCTAAAAGTATCCGGCGAAGCGCCGCGTAAAAAATGCCCTGTTACACAAGGCGGTTGTGGTAAACACGTCCCAGTGGGGGCAAGGTTCTGTGACTGTGGGTTTGAGTTTACAATTCATCAGCGCCCAAGGATTGCACCAGGCGGCGACATGATCCAATTAGTCAGGGAGGAGCAAGAGAAGATCGCTTTTTATAGGCGTTGGTTAAGATACGCTTTCGATAAAGATAAGCCGCCTGACTTTGCCGATAGACGCTTCTATAGTCGATTCAGGACTTATCCGTTAGACGGATGGAAGCTAAACGCCATCTACCCAAACCCAACGCCAGAGCAAGCGGCAGAAGTAAAGGCGTATTTTAAACGCCATTCATTTCTATCAGACGATCCGGATAGATGGCAAAATAAGCAACTGTCTCTAGAACTAGGACGTTCCAGCGATCGCCCTGCTTTCGATCCGGCGCTTATCCAGAAGTTTGAGATCCCATCTGATCGCCCTGTGATTGATCCGGGTGAGATGGTAAAGGATGTAACTGGCAAGCTTGAACGCATCCGATCAACTAGCGTTAACATCAGCTTGATTGAACTAGAGCAAACGATTAAGGCGATAGACAAGATAGGCTAAATTTGAGACATCTTGAAGAAAGTGTTTTAAGATGTCTCAAATTTGAATTACGGTGTTATACTCAGGTGAGACAGAGAAAAACACACAGGTACTTAAACAAATGACAGCAACAATTGAAGCAATCCCAGCAAATCAGCTTTCTTTTCAGCGGCAGGAAGGTCAATACACACTTTCAGTTAAAGAAGTTGAGGGCAATTACTACCCCTGTTTGCTAGATGATGGCAACTTGGTTTGGTCTGGCAGTTTGACAAGCGATCGCGAGATCGCAATTCATGCCGTGATCCGCAAGTATCACCAGGTTTCAGGTGATTTAAGCGCTGATGAATTGCAGATCATTAAAGTCGATCCTAGCCTCTTAGTTCCTCATCCCAAAAACAAGGTAATTTATGCAGGGGATGAGGAAACCCAAAAGCTTTATGAGCTTCTTAACAGCGACTCCCCTTATGTATCGGAGTACATCATCACTCCTGAGGGATTAATCATCTCAGGACACCGCCGCAATTTCTGCATAAACCAGATCAATGAAGAGTCAGAGCGGTTACACAACACTAAAAAGATTAGCCTAGTCCCAGTAATCGTTAAGCGCTTTGACAGCCCAGAGGATGAGCTAGAAGCGCTCATCAAGGAGAATCAATATCGTGAGAATAAGAGCCGCGATACTATCCTTGCTGAGGCAGCAGTGTTGATCGAGATTGAGCAACTCAAGGCACATAAGCGGCGATCGCAAGCCAGAATAACGGGAGTTCCTAAGGAGGAGCAAGGCAAGGCAATCAGGATCGTTGCGGAAAAGCTAGGAATGAAGCCAACTGATCTACAAAATCAGTTAACGGTAGACAAGTTTTTAGAAGGGATTAAGAATGAGGAGTTAGTGAGCCTATGGAAGCAGGTAAGAACAAAATCAACTCACGCGGCAATCTCCCTCAAGCAAATCTACCAACGCGATAAAGACCGTGAAAACCTGACTGATGAAGTTATGATCGCGGCTTGCCATAACCTCTTAAGTACGGACAAAAGCCGAACCAACGCAACCAAGGCGATCGCAGATGCTAAACGAGCGATCGCGGAACGTAACGCCGTGATTACCAGGGGTAAAGGCAAGAAAAACAGTGGCAGCGGTAATGCTGGCAGTGGAGGAGGAGGAGGCAACAGCGGCGGCGCTGCTGCAAGCAACGGAAGCAAGGGCGCGGCGGCTGTAGTAGAAAGCAACCCACTTGATGAGATGCCAGAGGAGGAGCTAGAAGCGCTAGAGAAAGAGGTTGAGGAGTTACAGCCAGCTTGCCGCGATCGTTGGATCAACGCATCTGATGAGCAACGCGCCGTATGGAGGCTAGCTAAACAGGCGCGGGATGACTACGGCGATAAGCCAAGCGACAACCGCCTTACTAAGCGCTTTGTAGTCGATATGTGCTTGGAAACCATCAAGCGCAATGAGTTTGATTATGATGCTTTCGCTGACTTGACCAACTTGGATCACATTCCCTCTACCCATCAGTACACGGTTGTTGATGACTTCTTAAAGAAGGAAGGATCTAACTACGTCAATGAGGTTAAGGGAGATGTTTTTGCCAATGTCTTGTGGGGAGAGCAGGTTAAATGCTTCCAAGCGCTCGCTTACTGGATTGAATTGGGGCAAGTTGATCGGATGTTCATTATTAGCCAGAACTCTATTACAAACCTGCCAACGTGTCAGGCGCTCATTAAAAAGCATGGTTTTACTGTTGCCCAGTGGGGTGGTCGCTTGGAGTTTGAGGAGGGTGAGATCTTCCGTTACAACAATCTCTTCCCTAAAGAGGGAGAGCCTAAAGAAAGCGGAAGCTCTACAAACCGCTACGACACAACGATCCTGTTTTACTCTAAGAATCCTGAGGATAAGCTAAATTTTGAGCGGGTTTTCTCTGGACATTGCCTTGTAACCTTCCAACGGGAGATGATCGCAACTTCCACGCTTGATGCCAAGGAAGTGATCAAGCTTCCTATTTGGGTAGGTACTGAGTGCCAATGGCAAGGCTACAGCCTACGGATTGAGTTGGATAGTGATGGGGTTTGGAACGGCTACATGAGGCAGGGAGAGGCGGCAGAAGAGTTGATCGAATCTCTCCCAACGGATGAAGAGATCAAGGCTTACCTGATGAGCCGCGTATTAATTGCCATGATGTCTCAAATTTGAGCTATCAAAATATTCAGGGCGGCGATCGCAGATAATGCACAGCCGCCCTTTTTCTTGCCCATTTTTCCCTATTTGATTTAACAGATGATTGCCTCCTTAAAAGCCTCTAGACCTTCCGCAAACATAAAACGCCCTATCACCCTTTTAACTGCTTTTAGCGGTCTAGGCGGCGTTGAGACAGGCGCGTTAATGAGTGATCTTGTTACTCCCCTAGGTAGCATTGAATTTGATCCAAGAAAACCGATCCTCTCTAAGGAGTTTGGCAAGATTCAAGAGCTTAATTATGGGCGCTACGGTCACACATCGCATTTAATAACAGTTCAGGAAGCAGCGGCGCGTAATTTCGACATGGTTGAACGTGGCTCAGTTTACTGGTATCACGGATCGCCTGTTTGCTCGAACTTGAGCAACGTCAATACTCACAGCACAGGTGAGACTGAGGGAGATGTGAGTAATGTAAAAAGCTTCTCAACAGGCATAGAAGCGATCGCTCCTGAAGTTGTGACGGTTGAACAGGTTGCCGCGTTTGTTTATAGCGAGGGAGCAAAGATCCTTTACAGGACACTAGATGATAACGGCTATCTTTACCAGCATAGGATCGTCAACATGGCTGATTACGGCATTGCACAAGATCGGATCAGGTATTGGTTGCTAGCCTGGAAAGCAGACCTTAAGCCGTGGTACTTCCCAACACCTACGCGCCGCTATGGATGGTATGAGGCTTGCGGCGATCTGCCGTTCCGCAAGTTGCCAAGCGATCGCCTGTTGCCAGGGCAAGAGGTTGCAATTGAAGCTCATCAATACCATTTTGGAGAGGATAGCAGCACTTTACTGATTGAGCGCAAAGCGTACCACGGCGGCGAACATAAGATCAGAACAGCGTTTGAGGTAGCGCCAACAATAATCAGAATGATGTTTACAGACCGCAAACCCAACGATCATAACGTCTTGGTTAACCGTTGGTATTTCATGGACGCAATGATCCGAGGTGAGATGAAGACGCTTAACCTCTCTCACATACGCCGGATCTGTGGCTTCCCTGATTGGTTTCAGTATCCCGATGTACCCGCGATCGCGGGTGTTGGTTTTGGCTATGCTGTATCGCCTGAATTCGTGAGATTGCTTGCCCTTAAGAATTTGGGCTAAGTGCTACACTAAGATGTATTGAATTTGAGACAACTTAATCATGAATAAGAAGAGTTTAGCGATCGCAACGATTGAAAATGTCGATAACCCAGATGAGAGTTGTTTGGTAGAGTTGCTTGTAGAGGAGCGTGTAAGGATGGCGTTGGATCTTTTCTGGTGCCATGAAACAGAGCTAGGGAGACAGCGCAAAAGCGCCGCAAGCAGGAACAAAAACAAGGGCGGCTTGCCAGTGACCAGTAAGCGCGGTCGTAGTGTAAGCTTGATCGCCGTCAAAGTTGGGATGAGAGCCACAAGCTTTCAGAGCGCCCGTTTAGTGGTAGAGACAGCCGACAACCTTAAAAAGATGGGCAGAGATCAAGACTCAGCAAGGTTGCTCCATCTGCTAAACAACGTCTCTATCAACAAAGCCAAGCAGGAGCGCGATCGCTTAGAGCGGCAACTCGATGAGGAGCGACTACAAGAGCAAGAGATCCGCGACTCATTGATCTAGCGCTATTACTTGGTGTTATACTTTTGCAAGATAGACCAAATTTGAGCGATCTTAATTATGGCGATAATCAACCCAGACATGATCGATCCTGCTACAACCTTTAAACAGGTGATCAGTGTGTTTAGTGACAACGCCTCTCTCTTAGAAGCGCGGATCGGTTTTGAGTGCTTTCTAGACTCCCTAGAACGCAATGCAACGCAACTAAACCCGCAAGAGAGGCAGCAAGGATCGATAGGGCGGCAAATTGCGATCGCTGTCTTAGGGCAACGAATGAATGCCGAAGAACTAGGAACAACAAGATCGATCATTGAGGAGCGGTTAAAGGCAACTGAGGAAAACAACAGCAACGGCAAGGCAACCAGTGTTGCTGCGATTCCCGCAAAAACTGCCGTGCCTATGAAAAAAGATATTGTCAGGCAGGTTATAAAGTTGTCAACTCTAGGACAGGTAAGCAAGTTTGGGATAACCAGGGCGCGGCTTGTCTAGATGACCTTGCCAAGATGACACAAGACGTGATCTTGCAGCGTAAAAAGCATGACTGTTTAGACTTGCCTGAGAAGTTGCGATCGCTCCGTCCAATTGACTTAAGCGCCGCCGATGAAGCCGCTTACAACTCAGAAATACAAGCCGCTGTTGCTGACTTCCGCCGCCGCGCCGAACTGGGAGAGGTTGATCCGGATGCTGAGGTTTTAGTAACCCTGCAAGCATTGCGCCGGATTGGGAGCAAGTACAAGGCAGCAGCAGCGATTGAGACAGTACAGGAACTACTAGAAAGCGGCGAACAAGTGATCATCTTTACTGAGTTTTTAGAATCAGCCAAAGCGATCGCGGCAACGTTAGGCGAGACAACCTCAGTAGAGTTGCTGACAGGCGACGTTGAATCAGATAAGCGTCAAGACATGGTTGAGCGCTTCCAGGCAGGAACGTCTAAAGCATTTGTAGGAACAATAAGAGCGGGAGGCGTAGGCTTAACCCTGACAGCGGCAAGCTATGTGATTATGTGCGATCGCCCCTGGACACCAGGCGACGCGGAACAAGCAGAGGACAGAGCGCATAGAATCGGGCAAAAATCTACAGTTAACGCGATATGGTTGCAGCTTAGCGACATTGATATCATGATTGATGCCCTCTTAGGTCAAAAGCAGCAACGAATTGATTTAGTGATGAGCGGCAAACGTAAGACGCTTAGAGGGATTGGCAGTATTAACGATTTAGCTAAGGAATTAATCGCGGCGCTCTAAAGTTGCAGGGGTAGCAATCTTAGTTGTTGCTACCCCTGCATGATGTCTCAAATTTGGTCTAACGAATTAGCACCCATACCCAAACACAACCCGATCGCCTGGTCTTAAGTCTCCGTGTTGAAATCCTTTACAGCCGCCCAGACCTATTCCTGTAAATGCCGATGCCTTCATTACCTCTAGGAGGCGCGGCAAATTGCCATCTAGAGGGCGCTTATCTCCCGCGAGTGCTTGTAGGTGCATTGACTGCCTAGCGCCTCCCACTGCTCTATTTATCGCGGGAGGTCTATAGCCTGAAGTCAATATTATCGCGCTGCCGTACTTGTCACGCACCCAACCAAAAACTTTAGCGTAGGCGATCGCATTTGCCACCAGATATTTATGTTCTAGCTTGCGGGTACAGTTCGCTGTGAACTCGCCCCATGTTAAATAACACCCAGGATAGATCCATTGATTGCTGTAGACGATCTCTCCCGTTGGGAGCGTCATTTTAGCGCCTGTCTTTTGTCCTGCCTCAGGTAAAGGCTTTTGATTAAAATTAGCCGCTTGTTCACTGACAGGATGAACGCCGCGCCCGACTTCCAATAGAGCGGCGATAGTGGATCGCCCTATTTCATCAGGAAATTCTAGCCAGTGATCTGCCTTGAAAGCGGCAAACGCGGCGCGGGTTTGGTTGCCGATTTTGCCGTCTATTCCGCCCTGATAGTAACCGTGTAAATATTTACCGCTTTTACAGACCTGCAAGATCTGTTGCACTTCCTTGGCGATTGCAATATCCAACGTTTGAACTTCCATTGATGCGTTCAACGTTGTTGCAAGCCGACTGAGTAAAGGATATAGATCCGGTTCTAGGGTGACCATAGCTTTTAAAATGTAGAAACCTAACTTTAGGATAGAGCCGCTAATGAATGAGAGCAATGATGAGATTGTTTTAGGCTTCCGAGAGATTCAGGCGATCGCAGATGAGCGATCGCGCCGCGTTAGCGCCTGGGATGAGTTTAGCAAGCAGGTTAAGGCGCGGATAATGAGCAACCGGATAGCAAGACAGCCTTTAGAGCAAGTTGCCGCCCTGTTGAACGCCCTGCCAGCTTCAGATCTGCACTTCCCTAATCAGTTGGCAATTACCGAAGTTTTAGACCCTAATCCAAGAGATGAGAGGCAGGGCGATCGCTCTAGTGGATACTGGGATCTAACTTACGGTTGCCTTGCTGCCTCTAGCGGTGATTTTGCGCCCTTTAGTCCTCCTGATGGAGAAACGTACTATAGAGGTCGAGAGCAAGCCTTGATCGCGGCTGTGGGATGGCTTGCGGGTAAGTCTGATGAGGCGTATGAGTTGCTGCTAAGAAACGATGAAGCAGTGGAAGAAATCAAGGGTTATCTGCCGCCGCCTAATGGGTTTGTATGTCCTCAGTGTGGTTTTAGTCCTGATGCTGATGAGGAGGATGAGTTTAACTGGGAACCCAATTACTCTAACCGCCGCTAGCACTAAATAGAGTAAGCAAGATCCGCTTACTCTATCACCTAAAAAGATGTCTCAAATTTGTTGCATCTTCCAGGCAAGGTGTTATACTTCTAGAAGACAAGAAAAAAGAGGCGATCGCGCCTCCCTTACTAAAGTTCAACCTCGATTATATGACACCCTCCTTCTCTTATTACATCAAGCGCGTCACAGCTAAAGTTCTCAACTCCTGCTCTGACCTCACAGTTCATTACACACTAGACAGCATCAAAGGCGTGTTTTTGCTAGATGGGGTTGCAACGGTCAAAGTTGTTGTAGACGGCGGCAAGGTTGCTCACATCCCTTTTAATGCTGAGCAGTTTAAGGCGGTTGTTGAATCGGTTCGCCGTGAGGTTATCGCAGCAATTTCTACTGAGCAAGCCTGGGCGCGCCGCCATTCAATCTGCCGCGTTGTTGCTGTCGTTGTTACTCAGGCAGTAACAGCCATCAACGGCCAAGCAACGATCCGCCGCGCTGCAACAGGGCAACGCTAGAAATTAGACAGGGCGCGATCGCGCCCTGCAAAATCAAAACAGGAGACTAAAAACAATGCAAAAACAAGAACATTTCAAGGTTGTAAAAACAGCTTATGGTGTTGAATACTGGACAAGAATCAAAGCGCATCAAGCGCGGAACTATGACGGAAGTTCGGCAGGATGGCAAGCAGGAACACCGGATGGAGACAGAGAGGTGTTAGAGAAAAAGTTTGTCTCTAAGGATGGATCTGTCAAATACACAAATTACTGGTAGATCTTCTTAACTCAGGGCGCGATCGCGCCCTGTCCACTCTTCTCAACTACAACTACGAAACCAATGAGTATGTACTACCAAGGCTTCAATGAGGCTTATCAATGGGTGAAAGATCAAGCAGAGGTATCGCCGCTACTAGACTACATTGACGCTCTCTATGGGCGTGACAACCTCGATGATCAAAGCGATCTAGATCAGGTTAAAGCGGAAGCTCTAAGGCAATGTAAAGAGGATTTTACAGATAAAGACTCGCCAGAGTATGAGCGCTTGCAATTTCACCTGAAAGTTGCCGAACAACTGAGAAACAACCTTTAAGGCGATCGCGCCCTCTACTCACTTACAGCAGCCAGACAGAGTAATGCCCTAACCAATAAGCGCCCAAGTTGTCTCAAATTTGGGCGCTCTTATTTTGTTTAAGTTGGAATGACCTGGATTGAGACGGCGGCGGTCAATAACTTTTCTTTTACAACAATCTTTGCAGGGATGTTATTAGCTTTAAACGAGTTAGCAAGCGCCGTCATTTCCTCCACTGTAAAACGGCTGTCTGCTGGCATCTGACCAACGATCGCCTCAAGGCAAGTCTTAAGAGCGTCAAGATTGCCAAAAGCGATCGCAGTAGGGAGCATCCCTTGCAACATAGGAGACGCTTTTGTGTTCATTGCTTTTATGAGTAAATGCCCTAGTTTCCCATTAGGGGATAGATCGGCGTTTAAGCCTGAGTAGTTGGCTGATCGTGGTATTCCTGACACGTCTAGGATCTCGCGGTAATCTTCCGCGTCAATGTCCCAGTAAAAGCGCCCTGGTGTTGGTAGCTCTGGCTTAACCCGAACTTCTCCATTCTTGTAGTACAAACGCCCTAGATCGTCTGGGTCTAGGTCATCGGCGGCGGCGATCGCTTCAATGGTTTGATACTGATCAATATCAATCCCTCTGTACTCTCCAACTATTTGACCGCGATCGCTATCCGGTTCTATGTCTACAAAAAAGCGCCTAGGCATACGGATTAAGGTAAGAATGACAACAGGACGATCCTACCTGAATTTTGTCTATATTGACCTCCAGGGGATGAACTAGACAGATTGACGGCATCGTTACCAAAAGCGCCGCCTGTACCGCCTGGGAAAAATGAGGACAGTCCCGGCTGTGTTGCAATATTGCCAGCATTGAATAATCCAGACAAGCCGCCCAAAACGTTGATCGTCCCTGCAATTGTTGCGGGTAAATTTGGCGATATCGCTTCAAAGATCCCGCCTGTACCTCCCGATCCGGGTGCGCCGCCGTTAGCAGTTGTTGTGGTTGTCCTTACCGCGTCTGAACCGTTGCCGCCATTAAGGTTAGCGACAAAGGTTGGATCAAAAATTGCATAGCCCGGAGATTGTAAGCTGATACCCCCACCGCTGCCGCCGCCGCTCCCTGAGGCTGTAGAAGCCGTTCCGGTGTTGTTTGGGCTAATTGTTGGGTTGACTGCATTGCCGCCGTTTGCGTTAATTGTACCGCCTACTCTAAAACCAACTTGAGCTTTAACGATTAGACATCCGGCTCCGTCTCCTGCCTTGCCTGTCTGTATTGTGTTAGTTACGGCGTTATCACCCTTGTTGATTGCGCCAGCTTGCCCACCACTCCCGACAGGGGATAGATCATTGGGATATCTAAAAGCGTTTGTACCATAACCGCCCTGAGATCCAAAGTTCTGTCCCATAGCAAAGCCAAATAGAGTTACCGATGCCATCCCACTAGAGATCACGTTACCGCCGCCCGGTGAAGCCTCAAGAATGTTCACTGTACTTCCCGGCTCAAAGATTGCTTCTCCTGTGCAATCGAGTTGAAGGAATTTTTCTACAATCAATGTTGCGCCGCTTGGTAATCTAAAATTCCTTAAGCGTCGCCGCCCAGTCATTCTAGTGGTTCCAGTTGGCAGGACTAGATCGCCCTCTCCACCACTGCCAGCAAAGGAAACCACTAGTGGCTCAAAGCGGGTTGCCTGTATTGTGATTGCCGACGCGGGTAAGTCATCCAGGACTAGGAAAAGCGATCCTCTTAGGGTTGTTGTAGTTGATTTAGCAGCAGGGACGCTCACCGTATCAGACCAGTAGGCGAACAACGTCCCATCAGTCAAAAACAAGCCTACTTCTCCCACTGGGTTACACGCTACCCCTGGATTGTTAGAGCTTCCAGGAAACTCGTAATCTAGTTGTCGCGTGTTTGTGCTTATCTGCTGCGATCGCAGAATAGGAACTCTTGCAACTTCCGCGCCTAACGCTGTGTGAGTAATTAGCGGCTCACGCCGCGCCGTCCCTATTGCAATCCGATTGATTGTGATACTTGCGCCCGCGTTGTTTGCCGCGATCGCCGCGTTTCTTCCTGCTGTTGTAATTCTAAGAGCGAACATTTTTATTACCTTGCTATAAGTTCAAACCCACCTGAGACAGCAGCGATCGCTGGTCTAGATCGTCCATCAACAGAGCGCCAAACATCAAAATTCATTATCAACTCATGATTGTTACGGACAACCGCGATCCTCTGCCTTGCTTCAGCATCCAATGATAGATCCAATCTCAATAGATGCGATCGCGGTGGTTTACTCGCGTTAATAATTGCGATTACGCGAGTCTGTAAAGCTGTACCCAGATCACCTAAGTAGGTTTGTTGGGAATCGTCAATCGAGAGAGTTACAACAAAAGTATGGGGTGTTGTGTTGAGTTCCCACCATTCAACAAAGCCGATCTTGATATTGAGACTGATTTCAACAACTAACTCTATCCCGTACCTAGTGCCAATGTAGCGCCAGATCTCAATTGCTCGTTTCAATAGGGCGCGGCGGCGATCCTCTGGTAAGTTGTCAGGCAGAAAACCCTCTAACCTAAACTGCTGCAATAAATGTGGTATTACATCAGATTGCACTGTATCAATGTTGTACAACTCAAGTTTGTCTGTATCGAAATACAACAGACCCCAAACAAGCTGTAGAAAAGCGATCGCCCTTTCATCCCTGACACTTGATGGAATCAAGCGCCGATCCGCGTCTCCTTCTAAATATGGTCTGATACCGCTAGGCATATTAACCCGTTGTTGTTCCTACAACTGTAATTGTCGGCGGCTCGGTCAATCTTGCCCACTGTGTAATGTTTAGCGCCTGGTAGGTAGGCGAGACAATTTCAACCCTAAACACGCCATAAACGCCGCCTTGCTGAGAAGCGATAGGCACGATCGCGCTAATTAACTGCTCTGGCACAATATCAGCGCCTAGCCTTGATGCCCAGTTATCCGTAATTTTCTTTATCTCTCCCCTTGTCTGGGATATTGCACTATCAGCAACAGCGTAATTGTAGAGCGTCAATCTAATATTGATTGTGTAGTCTACTGGCAAAGGATCTAACACCTCAACCAAGTCTGTGAGCGGTCTTACCCTGTCAGCATTTAACCTACTTGCTACAAGCGCTCTGATCTCAGGTGTTGGCAACCCTGCCTGAGTCAAGACGTAGATCCTCACTCTTGCTAGTGGGGCAACGGTTGCTTGAACTCTTGCAACGTTACTACTTGCCGTTGTCATGGCAACGGTTTTAGCGTCTACAAGTGTTGTCGCTGCCTGGACAGCCGCGCTTACCTGTGAAACTAGCGCCTGTAGCTCACTGATCACTGAATTTGGATCAGGGGATACAACGCCGATATCTTGGATAAACGGCGACGCTGACAGCGCGAAATACCTGTAAGCCTCAATTGACCCTGCAACGCTAAATGCAGCAGGAGCTAACTTAATTCTTGACCTTAGACGATCATCTGTTTCATCCCCTACACCGCCGCTTGAGATTGTTGTATTGGTTACTTTGACCTCAATGGGAGAGGCAGGAGGATCGATAATTGCGTTGATAGAGTCAGCAACATAGCGATTAGTCAGATCGCCTGTCTGCTGCGATCGCGCCAATATCAGTACAGCAGTATTACGCGCCGTTGAGCCGCTTGGAGTACCACGAATAAAACCATCCTCTGTTGTTTCAAAAACAACCTTCCTGTCAGCAGTTCTGACTCTGGTGCCTTTTGGTATGAAGATGTCAACGGTTTGGGCAACGTCGATAAAAAAGCGCAAGGTTGAAAGCGCTGCCGACGCTGGCAACCTCACAACCCCTAGCAACGCGCCTAGTTGCTCCAAGTTTGCGCCTGTTGCGTAATTTACTAACGATTGTTCGCCAGTGTATTGAAACTCTATCTGAGCGAGTGTATAGAGATAAGTAGCAAAATCTGCAAGTAAGAACTCATACTGTGCAGGGTAGATGGTCTTACTCAGCAGCCGCGAGAAGTTAGCGACTAACTCAGTGTGTGTTTTTGCCGGATCGATATCAACAAAAACGGGTTTAGGCGGTATTCTCTCAGCCGCGCCTGAAAATGTCATACTATCGCGCTCCTAAATGCAACCGCTGCCTCTCCTGAGGTAGTACTATCTTTAACCGTCCAATAGACAGTCAAAAGCAACTCACCCTTGGCAACGTTGCCTTCTACCACAACCCTTTGGACATTTACTCTTGGCTCCCACAGGGCGATCGCGTCTATAGCGTCCCTGATGATCAACGGTCTGGCTATGTCTATGGGTAAGTCGATGTGGTCAAGGATGCGCGATCCAAAAGGTCTAAGACTGTCTTGACCTGGATAGGTTTTTAAGATCGTCTCAATACATTGCTTAAGATCGCCCAAATTTGAGACAACTTGCGGCGCTCCGATCTGTCCTTGCTTCCAAACTTCCTCTATCAAATACCATTCGTCAGTTGAATAAGTCATGCAACGATTCGCCAGCTAAAGTTAGCAATCGTTGACCCTGCCGCGCCCGGTTGTGTCAAATTGATCGCCGTTCCTGCCGTCCCTGCTGCATCGGTGTTGAACTGTTGCCAAGCCGTTGATCCGGTTCTAAGAGCGGTAATAGTCGCCGCTGCCGCGCTGCTTAATACTCGAAAGATGATCGCGCCCTGTCCAACTTGGTTTACTGTAAACTCTGTCATCTGTTACCAACCTCTAGAGATTATCGTGAATCCACCATTATCTAAAGCGTTGAGGCTTGCCGCCTCTTTTCCATTCAAAGTGTATGAGCCGCCCTTGTAGGCAACCTTGCCTGAGTTAATGGTTAGATTTGTACATTTTAATTCAATGCTGCCGTCTGGGTTAAGCGAAATTGACGCGCCACCAGAGTTACTTAACTTGATCGCGCCGTCTTTGACACTAGCGTTCAACTCGTGAGATTTGCGATCAAAGCTGAATTGCGATCCGTCCTTGCTTTTGTGGAGGATCAGATCTTCCGAAGATGCGATCGCCTTATTCTTAGCGTGGTAGTACCCACCCAAGATTACCCCGTCTCTAAGCTGTGGATCGGTAAGCACCCAGACGGGTTGCTGTAGATCTGGCATCCAGTAAGAGGCGCTGTCTAGACTGTGGAAGTTGAGGACAGCTAGCCACCATGTAGGGATGTTCAGATCGGGGATAAACGCACGCGCTCGTTGTGTTGCCGGATCGATTGCTGAGATTGTGCCTTTATGTAATTTGAGAGATCCTTGCATTTACTAACCTCTGTCTACTGGCTCAAGTCTAATCACGTCTATTGTCACTCGGTATCCTGCTTGTCTGTTCAAATTATGGACAAGCGATCGCGCTTGATACTTGCCGCTGTACTTGCCTACCCCTTCCAAGTTGAAATTAGATCCGGCGCTTAGCTGGGTTATTCCTTCCAATTCAAGCCGCCCTTTTATTTGTCCCTGATTGGCTTGCCTAAGCGCCTCCTCAGCTTGCAAGCTTGCTTGTTGCTCGTTCTCTACCTGTTTAACCTGATTTTGGTTATCGGCTTTTGTAGGTGCCTTAGGCTTGGCGCTTTTTTCTGCCTTGATCAGATCTCCCGTTGTTGGATCTTGATAGGCAAGCTTGCCGCCTGTAAAGGTGTCTTGCTGACTTTCCTCTATCTCAAAACTGGATAACTCTTCAAACTTTATGGTTAAAGTTGCCGCGCTCTCCTGTAGATCTTTTTCCTCATAAAATACAAGCTTAGTCGTGTTTTCAACCTTGAATATTAGACCGTAATCTTTGGAGATTTGGCGCAAAAATTCAAGATCGGTTTGTTCATTCTGTGTTACCCGTTGAATCTGCACATCCTTAACTTTGCCCACAAGAGTTAATTTGTTGCGGCTTGCGATCGCTTCCGCAATCTGCTTGAGTGATGTGTTTTCATACGCTTGGGTTTTCTTTTCTCGCAACGTCTGATCGGTAGGCGTTGCCAAGCCACTCACGGAACAAGTCAAAGGGCGGTTGACGATCTTGTCAATCTGGAACTCAACAACGCCTAGCTTCGGCTCCCCTACATAGCCAAGCGTCAAAGCTAATTTATCCCCGATATCCGGTAACCACTCATTAGCCCAAATTAAACGCGGGTTATCTAAGGTGATCTCAATAGTGTCACTTTCTTGACCTTCGATCTTATCGTCATAAACAATACTTTGAACATAAGGCTTGATGTTCTCCGTCACATCTTTAGCCGCCCAAGTAAGGGTAAAAGTAGGTATTCTTACCATAATTAAGAGCGCTCAAATTTGGTCTATCTTTTCCAGGGCGGCAGCATTGCCGGATCTACCAGTTGCGGCGCGGGATCTGCTACGGCAATTTTTAGCACAATCCCACTGGGTAACATCGGTCTAATCGGCTTTTGCAAAAGGATCGGATTATCAAGCAAGAGTTGAGGATAACTGTAAAAGCTACCGTAGAAGTAGAAAGCGATTAGATCGGCGCGATCGCCTTGCCTAGTAATGTATTCTGTGTACTCACTCATGATTTAACTTTCTTGAAGGGTGAAACAGCAGCCGCGCTCATTTGTTCCTGTGGAGGCGCGGCGGTTCTCCACTCCTTTAATGCTAGATTGACATCTACACTAAATGATCGCCCGTCGCTATCCGTTTTAATGGGGGCAACGTCTACGGATTCTAGGACGTACTTACCCTTATAATTGCCGCTCCCGTCTACCAAGCTAAGAGGTTTGGCAGCGTTACAAGCAGCAAGCAGCGAGGCAACCATTCGATCCGGCTTACTGTAGGCATAATGAAAACGGCAAGCAAGGCTAAGCGTTGAAAGATTGCGCCCTACTTGCTGCAATGTGGGCGGCGCTTCGATCTTTTCCTGTTCCACAAAACCTTGCTTAAATGAGTAGGAAAGATTTAGAACCGCTTGAACTACGATCGCCAAATCACCGATCAATAAATAGGGCATAGCAAAACCTCTAAAAGATGTCTCAAATTTGGTCTAACATTAGTAAGCAATTCGCGCCCTGTTGCGATCAAGGCTTGCAACAATCCTTGCAATTTCATCCCTGTTACGCGCTAACTCTTCCCTGAATGTAGCGCGATCCGCTTCCGTGGGAGTGCCGCCGCCTGGTAGGGTGATTGACGGGTTGTAATTAATTGTGATACCGCCGCCGCTTGTTGGTGGGGTCAATTTTGGAGCGCCGCCTATTAAACTACCACCGCCGTCTGCTGTGGTTGTAGTGTTTGGAGCGATCGCAGTTCCAGCGGCTTGAGTAGCGCCGCCTACTGCACTAATAGGCGCGATCGCAGTTCTAGCGCTTTGCATAGCGCCGCCTACTGCACTGGCTAAGGGCGCGGATTGCTGCCTAACATTTGCGGTAACAGTTCCAAGTATGCTTACTTTATCGAGATCAGAGAGAGCGCCTTGCTTGGCAGGGCTGAAAGGCAAGAAAGCTCTAATTCTAGCTGTGATGTTTGCGATCGTTGCAACAATAGCGCCTATCCCGCTTTTGATGCCTTGGATCAGTTGTCCGATCAGGTTTGCTCCTGCATTGAAAAACTGTGATCCTAAATTAGCAATTGGCGTTGTAATTGCTGACCAAGCCTTATTGCTACTAGCTGAGATCCACGCCCAAGCCTTACCACCACTAGCCGCAACCGCTGACCATGCTTTATTGCCACTAGCGGCGATCCATGCCCAAGTATTGCTACTGCTAGTTGCGATCCACGCCCAGGCTTTTCCACCACTAGCCGCGATCCACGCCCAAGCCGCCTTGCCGCCATTTGCAACCGCTGACCATGCTTTATTGCCGCTAGCTGCAACCCATGCCCAAGTATTGCTACTAATAGCTGCGATCCAATTCCAAGCCTTATTGCTGCTAGTTGCAACCCATGCCCAGGCAGTCTTGCCGCTGTTTGCAATTCCTACCCAAACCTTGTTGCTAGTAGTTGCGATCCACGCCCAAGCTTTATTGCCACTAGCTGCAACCGCTGACCAAGCTTTATTGCCGCTAGCTGCAACCCATGCCCAAGCCGCTTTGCCGCCATTTGCAACACTTGACCATGATTGTGAGAAAAAGGTTGAAACATTGCTTCCTAGTTTCTGGAATTTGGGAGCGATCGCACTTACAGCGGATCGACTTCCGGCGACTAGACCAGACCAAGCCGCCTTACCACTAGTCGAGACACGCGCCCAAACCTTAGAAAAGAAAGCGGGAATTTGCCGCCAATTCTTGACCACTAACCAAGCACCGACAGCCAAGCCAGCAATTGCAGATATAGGCAGCGTAGCACCCGCTACAGCAGCTAGAGCGGTGCCAATTAGTCCAATAGATACAAAAGCCTCAGCACCCTGGTAAGCGAACTTAGCAACCGATACAGCGCCTTTTTTGATTGATGGGGTCAACCTCTTAGCCGATGCCAAAACAGGCTTGATCGCGTTTGCTGTGGCTGTCCAAGCCGCTTTGCCACTAGTTGAGACACGCGCCCAGACTTTAGAGAAAAAGGCGGGAATCTGCCGCCAATTCTTGACCACCAACCAAGCGCCTACAGCCAAGCCGACGATTGCAGATATAGGCAGCGTAGCACCCGCTACAGCAGCCAGGGCGGTAGTAATCAACCCTATGGAAACAAACGCCTCAG